CTTTTGACGGAGGGTTGAGCGCTGTAGTGTTCCCAGACCAACATTGAAACTAAAAGATATGAGAGCATCGTACTGACCCTGAGTGAGGGGAACAGGACAGAACTGAACCACACCTCGCTCAAAGCGAGCCAAATCTGCTTTAAGAATTCCATCGACTTCTTCCATGCTGAATGTTCGGTTGTCTGCGTCTTTGAGGGCAAACCCGTCTCGGTCTTCTATCTTCATCTTGCCTTGCTCTGGGTACAAGACGTGCCCCACCCCCACCGTCCACAGCTTAGCTGGGCAACGATAGGGTTTCTGTCTTATGCCCTCGTGATGCTGGATCATTTTTAGGGCTTTGTCAGAGATGTTCATTTCTTCCCAAAAGCCTGAGTGCCAAACCAGAACGACACCACGGACGCCCAAATGATCTGAGTCTCGTTATCCCACAGCAGGTCTAGCGCCACATCAAACGGCACTTCCTTGTGATAGGCAAACCAGAAGCCAAAGATCTCTACAAAGGCAAACAGGACAAACATTCCATAGGTTATGGCAGGACGCACCATAGCGCGTGCGTTAATCACCCATAGGCTAGCCCCTTGACCGATAGCAATATCGTGCGCATACAGGGCTTGGCGCTCTTGCATGGCGGTTTGCGCGTTGGTCACTTCAGCGTTAATCTGTATCTGCTCTGTCTGGATATGTTCTATGCGCTCTTGGGCTTCTAAGCCAGCCTTCTTCAGGGTCAACTCGCGCTCAGTCTGCATCTGCGCCAAGGCTAGTTCATGCGACTTGTCTGCACGGTCTTGGAAGAAGTCCATCAGTTTGGGTAACCCGCCCATCAAAAAAGACAGTAGGGTTGAGAATAGTGTCATCATTTTTTAACTCCCATTTTTTCACGTTCTTCAAGCAACCTGACTTTGACTTGCAATTCGTTTATGTGGTTCATCAAATGCTCCTTCATCATGGCTCGTTTTTCCGCAGAGATTGGGCTGTCCGTTGGGATGCCCTCTTTGGTAATCAATGCAGGCATAGCGCCTTCGATTCGTGTTAAGCGTGTGGAGAAGTCGTTGACTTGACCCAAGAGCCATGCAAGGGAAGCCACAATAATGGGTATGACCGCTTTTAATACATCTGCCCAATTCATTTTGATTCCTTTAGTTCACGTTTCAATTTACGCAGTTCTTTGATCTCTTGCTTGAGTTGGGCTCGCATGTACAAGGTTTCTACGTATGCCATTGATGTAACTCCAACAATTATGCATATCGCTACTCCTATCAATATCCAATAGACCAGCTTCGTAGTTGCCACATTAGCCACCCAAAGATTAAAGATATGAATGCCACGGCAACCACCCCACTTATTGTTTCAATGACCCGAATCTCGTCTTGTTCTTTCTGCCACCTAGCTTGTCTAGCCCTACGAACCATCTCAGACCTAGCCCACTCCTGCTCACGCTCAATCTTTCCGTGCATTACTAAAAACCTGCTGTACAGGTTCTTTAGCTGGGGAGGCGCGTACACCATTACCTCTCTGACGTCCTGCATCAAATCTTCAAGCTGAAGCTCAATAAGCACGCGCTCGATCGCTTTTTTGCTGGTGTTTTGCTCAGGATTGAACTTGTTCTTTGATTCCTCTTCTAGTGCATGGTAGTGATCGTTGATCTGTTGTTGTATGTCAAAGAGAGTTCCAAGTTGGAGTCCAATGTCGTTGAAGAGCTTAGCTTCCAACTCGTTGTAGGACTGTTGCTTGGCGGAGACTTTCTTTTTCGCCAAAGGCTTGGGGGCATCGGCGGTGGGCTTGGCTGTGAACAGACCGATGAACCACTGGAAGACACCCTTGATAGCCTTCGCGTCATCAATAACTTGCTCAGCAGTTTTTTTAGCGCCCTCGATCTCCAAGCGACCAGCGTGCAACATGTCGCACCCTGATTTAATTGCAGAGACGGCTGTTTGAGCGAGGAGGAGGAGGCTAAAAACGGATCCATATCTAGATGCCTAATAGCTTCTTGACGAACTCGCCTGCGACGCCCGGTCCAAACAACACGGCCAAAATCACCGCATACAAGATGTACTCGATGCGTTGCATCCGATCCTTGCCACTCTCCAAGCGGTCAGAGATAACCCTGTACCGCTCTGAGCATATGGCTTCATGAACTGCGAAATCTTTTTCTATGTCACTCATTTGGCGTGGGTTCAGGCTGTTCTTTAGCCTCTTTTTGGATGGCTTCAATCAGTTGAAAAACCTCTTGGTATGGGCGTGTGCCCAAGTAACCCATGATCTGGTTTAACAGTTGTGTTGATATTTGTAGTTTTTCCATGCGTCTCTCCTAGTTGTTTTAAACAGTCACTGCGTCCCAAGTCTGGGCGCCTTCATTCCATGTGAATGGCCCACCCTCTGTAGGCATAGCCACAGGAGCATTCCACAGACAAGTGTCATCGCTCATAGTCCATGATGGATATGGCTGTGGAGGGATAAAGGCATCACGACCAGAGTCATAGGTGTAACCAATGCCAGCGTAGTTCTTACGCAGTTGCTCACGACCACTAGGCTGACCATCTTGACCATAGTGAACACCGCCACGGGTGTTGTATGAGGTCTGTACCCAGTTTGCAGGGTCACCCAAAGCGCCAGTAGAGATGAAGGCTTCTTCAGCCACCACAACCTGTACTACAACGCCATTCTCGATTTTTGCAAAGTGTGCCATTAGATTGATACTCCCAAGTTGATCTCTTTTAATTGTTCCACAGTAGTTACCGCTGTGATTGATGCCTTTGTTGCAGTACACCAAGCAATAACCTTGGCACGATATGTTGCTATATCAGCAGGTATATCAATGCTTCTTTCTGCCTTGCGTATGACATACCAATCTGTTTGTGCAAGCGTCATGTTTGTATTGTGATTGACTTTGGCAATCCATACTGACTTTAAGCCCTTGGTAATCAAGCGTTCTGTGGAGTCAACCATTGCAGGTTTGCCGTCTACTACGCCTAGCACCTTGACGTACATAGGGTTGCCGTCTTGGTCAGACTCTTCTTTGTCTTCCAAGGCTTTTGGAGTACCTGTGTAAGAGCCGTCTTCGTTTTGTGTGACCCAGTAATACTGGTCATCAGGTCTGATTTCGTCTTGTCTGATTGACATATGTTTTCCTTATCGAGCGTTAGCGTATTTGAAAGGGTTTTCGGCAAATGCCACATAAATGTATGTGCTACCACTAGCGTTTGCTGATGCGGTACTGGTTCTAATCTTTATTCCATTAGAAAGAAAATCTCTGTCATAAAGAGAATTTACTTCTTCGGCAATGCTTGAATCTGCATATAACTGTTTTTGAGATGCGTTGTATGTATCTCTTGATGTGTCCATAATGACCCAATCATTACCAGCCGTATCAGAACGCTTGCACATAAACCAACGGGGTCTAAAACCAAAATAAATAAATGGACCGTCTGTGCTTCCATTTCCCGTATAACTTCCCACAGAACTAAAGCCAGCCACAGAAGCAACACAATAAGCAACATTGGTTCTTCCACTACCATTTACATATCCATCTACATCGCTACCAAGTGAAAAAACGCTAGAAGTTGGTGATGTGCTATTCCAGAATCCGCTATAACCAGTACCAGCCGCATTGGTTAAGTTCAAATAGATATACCCTGTATTACCAAGAGATGTATGGTAAACAGTCCAGTTAGTGCTTGCATTGCTACGGCACTTCACAATAATCATCTGTGGCGCAACACCTAACCCATGACCCACAGTAGCGTTAGCACCCGTACCCGTATAAGTCACCACGCTAACACCAGCAGTAGTGTTTGCTTGAACCGATGAAGTTATTGTTCCGCTAGTATTTGAAACAGCAGAACCTAATGCCCATGTATACCCAACAAAAGTTCTTGTTGATTGGTTAATGTTGTCTCCTGCGCCTACTGTATAACTTCCATTGGAAAAAGTCATTGCGTACTGCGTTGCTGTTGTTTCTTCAGCGTTTGTAGTATTTGATTGCAAAAACGAATAATTGTTTGTCAGCCCAGTAGAGCGAGTGTCCCAGTTAACAGCATTGCTTCGTGTTTTTGTCCAAACCATTGCACCTGAACTCAATTGAGCAGTAGTGGTAATTGTCTGTGTCGCTCCTGTACCCGTATACAGATTGGCATTAAAGTATGGACGACCATCGGGAATTGCATATGTTGTTGGCATTTCTATTCCTTATAGGTTATAGGTGTTGAGTCTAATGAAACCTGTAGGAGGCGTATAGACAAACGGTTGCTGACCGAAATTAAAGTTAAATGATGTTGAACCGCCTGTGTAAACAGTTCCACCAATAAACCAAGTGTCTGATGCAATCCCTGTGTATGCCGCATTTGTCCCAGCCGCAGGGTCACCGCTTGCTTGCCATGTGCCGTTTTTACTCCACCAAATTTTTCCGTTATCAAGGTCAATAGCAATACCAACTATATCGCCTGAAGCAATTGTGTTTCCATAAGATGCACTTGTACCTTGGCTAATCTTGTCACCGTTTTGGATGTAATAGGCATAGCCTGTTCCAGTAGCAGAAGAAGCCATGAAGTCAGTAGTGTTTGCTAAATAACTTAATTTGCTCAAGTTTGCTATGCCAATAAAGTTAGCACTATTTGGTGACCCATTAACCACTACTTCGCAATACCATTTACCAGTTGTCATACCCATAGAACTAAAAAAGTTCTGATAAGCGCCAGCACTTGGTGCTACGGTAAGGTTTGCATTAGAAAAAGTTGGTTGGCTGTTTGATTTGTAAACAGGGTTCAACACAGCATAGTTAGCCGCTGTCGCACTTGTTAGTGTTGGTACATCGGTCATGCTGTCGTAGGTAGAACCAGCAGTTGTACTGATATTGTTAGGTGTCCAGTTGTTTCCATTTGGACTGAAGTCATACGCTAATGTTGTTGCACTTGTTGTATTGGTAAAAGGCAAATAGAAGCCGTTAGTACCATACGAACCACCATAGGTGATGGGTTGCCATACACCATAAGAATTGGTTGTTCCAAAACTGGACGGTGTCAGGGCCTGACCGTCAATGAAGTTGGCTTCAGCCATGTAACCATCTGTATAAGCGGGAAATGCATCGTTGTATCCAATAAAGTGTAAAACTCCATTTTTGTTCCAATATGGAAACGAGGTATAACTTGAGCGGACATCCGTACCCCATGAAGTAACTTCTACACCATTTACATAAACTCTAAACCGCAAAGATGCAGTTGCATTCCCCATATCTGACACCGCAACAATGTGATACCAAGCGGCGGGGTCACGATATACTGCATTACTTATAAGTAAATAAGCGCCAAATACCATAACAGCAATTTGATTGCTTGAATTAAAAATTATTCCTTCTCCACCAGAATATGTCGGGCTGAAAATAGGTTGTACAGCACCGATTTTTCCTAATTTAATCCAGCCACTCCAAGTAAAAATATTTCCACTTGTAGGTGTTTTAAAAGTCCGATTCAAATAAGCTGAAGCACTAGAACGGAAACGCAAAGAGTTGTTTACATACTTGATTGGTGTCAGGTATCCGCTTGATGTGAATGTGTGAATGACATTACCACCAGTGATAGTCACAGTACCACCAGCCATTAGCTGTGTAGCACCTGCGTAAGAGATGATTACAACGCCAGAGCCACCTGCACCGCCAGTTCCATTACCACCAGAACCACCACCTCCACCAGCACCTAAGTTAGTAGTTCCAGCAGTACCAGTAGAGCCGTTACCAGTAGCACCAGCACCACCGCCACCAGTTCCACCAGCACCCGCTGGGTATGTAACTGTCGGGGTATAACCGCCACCACCTCCACCTCCAGCATAAGTTACTGAAGAACCAGATATAGAAGATGCAGTTCCATTTCCTCCACCGCCAGAAGTATTAACACTTCCAGCGCCTCCAACAGCACCCGCACCTCCACCGCCACCAGCACATACTGTTCCTTGAGCGCCACCATTATTTCCTTGTCCAGATGTTCCTGTTCCCGGAGAGCCGCCCCCACCTTGACCTGAGCCTCCGCCAGAACCACCATTGTTTGCAACAGTTTGACCTCCAGCACCACCACCTACTGCGGTAGTCGTGACCATGCTAAATAATGAATTACTGCCGTTTACACCAGTTCCAGTACCGCCTGTGCCTCCAGCACCTCCAGCACCTACTGTTACAACATAGTTAGAGTTGGCATCAATGGTTACTCCAGAGCCTGATAAAAAGCCTCCAGCACCACCTCCACCACCCCAGTTTTGTCCACCACCTCCTCCGCCAGCAACAATCAAATAACTTGCTGTCAAAGAAGACAAAGGAGTCAATGTTCCTGATGTATTGAATGTATGAATAACATTAGAGCCACTTGTAGTGACTACTCCACCACCAAACTGTTGTGGGGCAGGGTATGAAATGATGACTACGCCAGAACCGCCTTGACCGCCGGGTGCATTTGAAGAGCCATTGTTATCATTAACACCACCACCTCCGCCGCCGCCTAAATTAGCAGTTCCCGATTCGCCCGTTAAATTTCCTGAAGCGCCTCCTTGACCACCGCCGCCAGTACCACCAGCGGAACGAGTAGTAGATGCGCCACTTCCATAATTACCGCCCCCGCCCCCGCCAGCATAGGTAACGCTTGAGCCAGTTATAGATGACGCTGTTCCATTTCCACCCGGGCCAACGCTATTAGAACCAGCCGTACCAGCCGCACCAGCGCCACCGCCTCCACCACCATAATAATTTGATGCGCCCCCAGATGAACCTCCACCAGCATTTCCTTGACCAGATGTAGCAGAGCCACCTGACGTAGCAAATCGTCCTGCGCCACCGCCACCAGAGCCACCTGCTAAACCATTGCGTGAATCACCTGCCCCGCCGCCACCACCGCCTGTAGAGGTAATTGCATTAAATATTGAATTACTTCCATTGCCACCATCGCCAGCACCAGAAGTACCAGCGCCGCCCGTTATAGGGCCAGCAGTACCACCAGCGCCAACAGTTACTGTGTATGAAAGAGTTGGGTTTAAAGTTGCTGTGCCTGATAACAACCCACCTGCCCCGCCTCCACCTCCAAAACGTGAACCACCACCACCACCGCCAGCAACCACAAGGTAACTAGCAGTAACCGATTGCAGTCCTGTCCACCCAAAGGCGGCTAGTGCGGCGGCTCCAATCTTGGATAAGCGAGGCATTAGTTATCCTTATGCGAACTTGGTTTGAGAAGCCAACACAACGTATGTTGCACTTCCTGTTTTTTGGATTACATATGTGTAGCAATCAGTTGAGCTTGCATTTCCACTTGTAGGTGCTGTTCCACCTTGCCACTTAGGAGTCACAGATGTGCCGTCAATCGTCACTGCTGAGTTGTAGTATGCAGTAGAACCTTGAGTCACCAAGAATGTTGCAGAGATGGATTCACCAGTTTGCATCAAGGTGTTCAGCGATGTACCGCTTGAACCACGGAAGTTCACTGTCCAGTTTGCACTTGCGTTGCTTGTGTAGAACAGAACAGATTGAGTCGTGATGTCGTAGTTGATTGTGCCAGTCGCCGCAGTTGCAGAGATGGTGTCCACCTCGGCTATGTTTGGAGTCTTGAGAGCAGACACAGACGATGAGCCTGCGGTCTGGAGCATCGAGGTTGCAGATGCAGTACCAACTCCGACAAGACCACTTGTATCTATGCGTAGTCTTTCGCTACCGCCTGTAAGCATTGTTAGTGGTAGATATGTGCCTGTTCCTGTAATTGATGCACGCAAAGATGATTCTGTTGCATTAGCTACAACCTGAGTAATAGAAGCATTTGTTGGGTCAGAATTATTAACAACTTGAATATTTGCATTTACGGCACTTCCGTTAGGAATAAAAAAGACTCCTGTATTCCCATTAGTTGTGCTTGACTGAAATGCAACTCGGCTAATAAATGTGGCATTACTAAAATCACCAGTAATACGATTACCTGTACCTGTAAATGTTAAGTTGCCTGAATCTGATAATGAAGTAAAAGTACCCGCCGCAGGAGTTGTCGCTCCTACAGTGCCATTGATGTTAATTGATGCAGTTCCAGTCAGGTTAGTAACTGTGCCGCTTGAAGGTGTGCCTAATACTCCTCCATTGACCACAAAAGCGCCTGCGGTGCCTGTATTAACACCCAGAGCAGTCACAACGCCCGTACCTGTAGTTGTGGTGCTTGGAGCCGCACCAGCCCCGCCACCGATGACTAATGCGCTTGCGGCTAATGCCGCGCTGGTCGCCCATGTTGACGCGCTTGAAAAATACGGGATACCACCGCTTGTTCCCGCAACGGTAAGTGCCAATGTTCCAGAAGTCGTAATCGGAGAACCAGCTACAGAAATCAATCCTCCAGTGAAACTCTGAGCAACGCTGGATACCGTTCCAGTAGCCGCCGCCGCCGCCGCAAGCAAAGTAACCACATTACTGCTGTTCTTGTAGTACAGCTTTCCATCTAAGGTGTTAATTGCAAGCTCACCTGCGACAAGATTTGCCGCAAGTGGGACAGCCGAGGCTGTTGTGCTGTAGTACAGCGATATTGGGGTGTAGCCTGTTGCAGACATTAGAAGGTTCCTCCTGAAACTCCAGAGGTAATTTTACCTGTGGAAGGGTTTGCTGTCAGCCCTGTGGCAACCAATTGAGGAAGATTTCCTGTATTGGTGCTGACAACTGTGATGTAGTAATCGGCGTTTGTGCTATTTGCAGTAATTGCTGTGTTTGTTGCGTTTGTTGCAGATCCAACCGACAAAGTGCTCTGTGCCACATACTGTGGTGCAGTACCGCTCGATGTCAGCACGTAATCTGCTGTTCCGATGGTTAGCTTTGACAATGTTGTCGATGCTGATGCATACAACATATCGCCTGTCGCATAACTGGTGTATCCAGTGCCACCCAAAGCGGCTGTAACAGGCGCTGTAAGGCTGAACTGGCTTCCAGTTAGCGTTAGACCTGTACCAGCGGTGTACGTTCCTGCGCCTGAGAACTGCGTAAACACAATCGGGCTTGTGCCGACGGTGGTAACAGGAAGAGTCTGCACCCAGCCTGTATTGGCATATAGAGTTCCGTTGGATATAAACGTAAAGTCACCACTTGCAATCTCTACGTTAGTGTCAAAGTCTGTTGCACGGGTAAGTACTGTTCCGCCAGTTGCCCATGTGTAGATACCGTTATTGGCGGTAGATACTTCGTTCTTAACCAAAATTCGGTTGCCATTGACTAGCGTATAGCCGTCCAACGTAGTCAGGGCTACTGACAGGGTAAGAGTAGCGCCTACGCCTGAAGATCCGTTGTTGTAGGTAACCGTTCCGCCAGTAATCGATGCAAGCGTTCCAGTAGTTGCCGCCGCACAAGCCGCATGAATATTTAGATTTGATGCCACAGCATCAACATACTGCTTGGTGGCCAACTGCAACGCAGATGTAGGGTCTTGCGTGACAGCTACAGAGGTCAATCCACCCAAAGTAAGTGAAGTTGCACCCAGTGCAACTCCAGTTGTTCCAATAGTCACTGAGCTATTTGTCAGGCTTGAGTTGCCAATACTGCTCAGCGTGTTAGATGCGCCGCTAATGGTTTTATTGGTAAGCGTTTGGGTGGCAGTATTAGTTGTAACCGTATCCGAGCCAACGGTTGCGGTTGTCATGTTAAACACGCCGCCAGTGACTGTTTTACCCGTAAACGTCAAAGCACTCGGCAAGCTCAATATGACGTTTGTTGTGCCTGATGCTGTAATTTCATTGGCCGTTCCGCTAACCGATGCAACAGCACCAATACCACTAGCCGTAATTGATACGTTTGCCGCGGCAGTCAGTTGACCTTGGCCATTGACGGTAAACGTACCCACAGAAGAAGATGAACCATACGATCCAGCGGTTACTGTAGTGTTGTCGATTGAAATGGTGCCTGTGGAGGTGATGGGGCCGCCTGTGAGGCCAGTTCCAGTAGCGATTGAGGTAACGCCAGTACCTGTAGTAATCGCGCCCCATGCACCGTTTGCATAGCCTTCAAAGGTTGCTGTAGTGGTGTTGTAGCGAAATGCGCCGTTTGAGCCTGCGCGCTGAGCGGTAGTGCCACTAGGGATGGTGATGGAGGCGGTGCCGGGCACGACAGGATTACTTGCAATCCCTATCGTAGGCGAACCACCTATGCCATTTCCTGTCGCAACACTTATCTGATCAGCAGTACCCACGATTGTGGTGGCCGTAACAGTAGTTCCGTTAACCGTTAACAGTCCAACCGCAGACGTGCTAGAGATGTTTTGTAAGAGCTGGCTCAGACCGATTACAGGATTGGCAGAGACGCCATCACCATCAGATACGGTCATGCCTGAGCCGACCGTTATTGAGCGATTTACAACCGTGCTAGCGCTGTTTTTAACAACAAATCCTGTGCTGGCGCTATTCAAGCTCGACGCAGTACCAGTCATGTTGATCGTCAGCGTACCGCCTGCACCACTGTCAGTTAAAGACAATCCTGTACTAGCGTTCAGATAACGTGCTTGTGTCAGACCAGAAGTTGATCCAACGGTCAAGAATGGGTAATTCAAAGCACCAGCACCAGAGATTGCACCAGTGGTGGTCTGTACCGTTACGCCGCTTTGAACAACAGGTACAAGCTCAGAACCCGTCAAGGCTGACGCGGTTGGTAGTTGGGTGATGGTTACATTTGCCATGTTGTGTTACTGCCCCGGTGATGGACTCAAGGTGTCAAGGTTTCCGTTGTTGGAAGGCGTTTGAGTATTCTGTTCAGGTGATAAGTCGTACTGATTGTCGCCTGTTGTGATGATTGCGTCAGGATCCACCGCCACTGAAACATCAGGACGTGGAAAGCGAAGCGTTATCTTCTCTGTTTTACGTGCAGGCAAACGATAGGGATCCTTCTCATCAGCACAGCCTTGTTGACACACTCGGAGGCCGGGGAAGTTTGGATCAGGCATCTCTTCCACGATCGCGCGCTTCATCTTGCACCTGTCGCAGATAAATATCGCTATTGATGCATTGCCTGTAGTGTCAAGGAAACGAGGCATTTGTAATACTTATCTCGTATAAACTGAAATATTCGGAGAATAATAAATCGGCGACTTATCGCGCTCTTCTTGCTCAGCCATGATGAAATACTTCTCGCCCTGTGCTTCCAAGTACTGGATGCGCGCTAGATCAACCGCAGGCAACTCCAAGCTCATCTGGTGAGCTAGCATGCTCTGTATAGCCAATAACCAACGATCAGGTATAGCCAACTGTCCATCTAGGGCGCCAACGTCTTCAACTTGGCTGGAATACCAGACAGTCATTTGATAGAAAGCGCTCTGTGGGGTTGGCCACAAAGTGATAGTCGCATTAGGAATCGTGCGGTTTAACCAGAACTGGAAAGGCTGATTGGCCGTGAAGTTCTTGTTTGGCAGGTTGGTGTAGTCATCACGGTTCAAACGAGCCATGGTGATCTCAGTAGAGTTCACGCCTAAGTACCACTCACGCACGCCTAGCGTGGTGGTGCCAAAGGCTTGTATGCGGTAGTACAGGACGTTGGCGCCGGGATCGATGTCTTGCCATATCCACTGCCCATCCGTCACCGTCACCGCAGTTGCGGTGTACAGCGTCGTCCAATTTGTTCCATCGCTAGACGCTTGATAACGATAGCTCCACGTTGCCGATCCACCGCCGGCAATGTATGGCATCAAGCCAATAGAGCCAATGTACTGTGGATTGTTTGTGCCGTAGTTGACTACGATGTTGCCGTTAGCACTAGTCTGTAGGCAATAAGTCGATACATCGTCATCAGCCACGTTTTGGACAATTCCACCAGCACTTGTGGTGTACGAGCCAATAGGCTGTGTCATCCAACGATACAGGGCGTTTAAGACGTCTACACCACCGTCAGGTAGGGTGTACTCATACTTGTTGGGTTGCAGGCCGTATACCTGCTTTTTGATGGCAAAGTACTGTATGCCTTGATTGATCAGGTTGCTCAATAGAAAGAACAAAGATTGCTTTGCACTTTGTACTTGCTCAACCGTCAGTTCCTCAGCCAATTTCCCAGCACGTCGCGCACCGTTGTCAATTAGATTTTGAACGGTGACTACTGTCTGTCCAACGGTGCCGCTATAAGCCATGTTATTCCTTTACCATCCAGAGCAGTTCCATCGCTTCAAAGAGGCTTTAGCCCTTGGTGCATCGCCCTTAGCGTGCTCCACAACACCGCTCATACGTGCACAAAAGGAATCCTTGCGTGCGCCCCCTTGAGGCTGTGGTGCTTTGAGGTGTGAACCTGTTTCTCGATTGTACTTTTCTCTACCTTTTTTTGTGAGTCCTGCGCCTTGTTTTGTCGATAGTTTTTCACCACGACCAACGGCTAGACTCACACCGCCCTCTTTCATTTTGGCGGTTTTTGCTGACTCTTTGAAGGCATCAGCACTAGGCGCGCCTTTGCTACCAACTCTGCGCATTTTTTCACCAGAGCCGTTAGCAATTCTTTGCTGTTTTGCATGAATGTTTGCATATAGACCTTGTTTAGCCATAAATCACCAGCAAGAGTTAGTTTTCTTAACCTTGCCACCCTTAGCTTTTTTCTGATGCATCTTTTCAAAGCCTTCACGAACTTTGCTCAAAAAATCCATGCCTTGCGCTTTGTTCATTGGCTTTTGTTTTGCCATGCGCGCCTGCTCTTCACGCACTCTGCGATCTTGAGGAGTATCCATCGCCGAGCCTTCCATAGGAGGTGGCGACTTCATACGTGACGAAGGACGCTTTTTCAAAGAAGCGTAGTAATCGACATCGCTATCGTATGAGTGTGGGCTGTAAGACTCAGGACGAACATCTCCGCCACCAGCTTTTTTAGCCGCACGCTTGGTGCTGTAAGCAATCGCCACGGCTTGCTTTTGGGGCTTGCCTGCGGCCATTTCAGCCTTAATGTTGGATTTAAAAGCTTTGTCGGATTTTGATTTGATCAATGGCATGTTATGACCTTATGACGTTGCGTAAGATTTAACCATCTCAAGAACAACTGTGTATGTATCACCATTGGACTGATCGGATGTGCTGAAAACAATGTTGCCATTTTTTCCTGTGCCAGCATTGTTTGTAATGCCACCAATCTTTGAAAAATCATTTTCATAATTGGTGTTGATGGTAGACAAGAAGAATGGAACGTCTGTAGTTGCATCCCAATACATACGTACCTCAAGACCGTGACAGACAGAGGTAATCTTGGTAACTGTTACGCCATTGCACGCAAAACCCGCCCCATTACTGGTTAAGGTTGACACGTTTACTTTAGTAACCGCAGTTTCACCAGTGCCATCACTGATGTTTGTAAATTTCATAATTGCAAGACGCTCACCATCCAAGAGCGTTTGACTTGTGACCGCATCAGCCATATATATCTCCAATTAAAAGTAGGGGGCACGTAGCCCCCCACTCAGTTTACGCTCTTCCGCCGCGTTTGCGGGGCGCCACCGTCACTGATTTCTCAGTTTTTGTAACGCTACCTGCGGGTGCTGGCTTGCTAGTGAAGTAGTCTTTGATCTTTCCGTAACCTTCTTTGATCATGCTCAAAGGGTTCAGCGCGTCTTCAAGCTCACGGCTTGCTTTGTCTGTAACCACTTTGGGATCACCAGCGGGGGTAACGGAAGCTCCTTCAGCATACTTCTTAGCCTTGCCACCTTTGGCGTAGCCTCTGTTTACTTCGTGCTTGGCCGTCATGTGAGCATCTTCTAAATCGTCGGTGTGTGAATCACCTTCAGTTAAATGCTTACCTTCAGGGGTATAGAACTTGGTTCTGTACTCTTCCCAATCACGATCTTTGTAAACTTTGGCTACGTGTCCTTTTGGGCCAGTGTGGGTCTTAACAAGACGGAGATTTGGTTTCTCCTCTTTTTTTTTAACCTCACCGCCCTTAGCAAAGGTGCCAGACTGCAAGCTGTTTGCCACTGGACGTGACACAGGCTTGCGTGGCATAGCGACGGGACGACCTGTATTAACAGTACCCCCCGTCGCGTAGGCTTTTTTTGCTGAACCGCCCTTCTTGTAGCCGCCGCCGTTAGCTTCTTTAACACCACCAGTAGTCATGTTAGAGACGCCACCCTTGGCTGTGTTAGCAGGACGATTTTCCCAACCAACTTTGCCGCCTTTTGCGTAGCCGCCACCGTTGGCTTCTTTAATACCTTTGGTACCGTGAGCTTTATCAGTCTTGTCGCCGTCCACCACTTTGGTGTTCAGAAACTTGCCTGCATTGCCCTTGATAGTTCCGCCGTTGGCATAACCGCCACCGTTCTTTTCCTTGATGCCTTTGGTGCCATGAGCCTTATCGGTCTTGTCACCATCAACCACCTTGGTATTGAGGTACTTACCAGCATTACCTTTGACGGTAGTTTTGGTTTCAGCGCTGTCGATCTTGCCGCCATCGGCGAATTTCTTACCAGCCATAGCCTTCTTGATCATTGCGCGATCTTGAGCGGCATCTTCATGCATGTCAGCCTTGCCACCTTTTTTGGCCATCATCAGAGGGTTCATCGCTTTACGACGAGCCATCATTGAAGGCTTTTTAGGTGCCATGCCCATAGGGGCGCCAGCAGTAGCAGGCATTTGGGCAGGCATAGTAGATTGCATAGGCATGTAACCGCCGTCCATCTTTGAAGCAACTTTGCCGCCTTTTTTAAGCTTCAGGATTACTGAAGGCTCTGTGGTCATCATTTTGACCATTGGTTTGAATTGACCCATTACGTACTCCTATTAGGAAACTAGGTTTTGGTTTACACCAAGAGCACCAACGCGAGTTGCGTTAGGACCAACTGCGATGCCGGGTAGCGTGACAGCCATCACTGTACGGATAATTCCGTTCGATGTAGTGGCAGGCGCATAGGTTCCGCGAACGTCACCAGTACCTGTTGTTGCAGTCGCTGTATCAGCGGCGACAAACGTACCAGCGTCTTGCGCTAGTGTGTTGTTGCTCTTGACGCTTGCAACATACGCTACATTAGCGACGCGAACTGGAATACCCAGTACATCACTTGTACCGATCACAACAGCAGTGGCAGAGCCAGAGATTGTTGCGCCAGAGATCTGGTAGAACGCTTTCAAACCAGTTACGGCAGTAGCGGCAGTGACCACAGTGATCAATTCGCTCATGGGCTGACCGTAGACGTCATAGCCAGTAACGGTAAATGCACGAGCAGTTGTCGATGAATTTACTTTTACAGCGCGAGGAACATCCAACTGGATCACAGTTACACCGTCTTGACGAACAACAGACTTAGCTGAAGTGCCAGCAGTCAAAGTGACTGATTGACCAGCAGTTGTTGTTGTTTGCGAGGCGGCGATGTTGTTTGTAACAGGAGCTTGAGGAACGACATCCCATACATAGACACGACCCAATGGGCCAATACCTAGGCTCATAGGAGCAGGATTGTCATAAGGCTCTAAGTCATGCAGGGTCAACGCAGTCGTGTTAGCGATGTTGATTGCTTGATTGAGGGTGTAAGTGCCTGTACCACCAGTACCAGTGCCAAAGGCAGTGATGTAGGTGCCATCAGTAACACTTGTTCCATCAACATACATACCAAGAGCAATTGGTGCGCCAAAGTTAAGCGCAGTAACTGTCAATGTAGTAGATGATGTACTACCTGTACCACCAGTTGCGGTAGTAGAGTAGTTGCGGACGCCAGTACCCATGTAGGTCTGTGCGGGGCCTAAAAATAGGTCGTCGGAAAATTGAGGCATGGTGAACTCCTTCTTGAAAAGTTTGTTCAGGTTTAAAAAAAAAGGGCTGGCTTTTTAGACCAGCCCTGTTTGCTTTAGACGCCAGCAGTGCCGTAAGCGGCACGCGGATCTGTAAAGCCTACGTCGTAACGCTCTGTAGCCTTGTAGCGCATGGAGTCGGTTTCAAAGTCACCTTCCATGGTCTTCTCAAGACGACGACGCATCAACAACTTGAAGCCTTCTGGAGCGTCGGTCTGCACCCACCATGCGGTAGATGAAGTCAAACGTGACAGAACTGCGGCACCCTCGTCCAACAAGCCAATTGCCTTGATGGGGTTGATGTCGTTGTTTGCGTTGCCTGTACGAAGGACAGACTTCAACAACACTTCGGCTTGGAAGATGTTGCCCGGCGCCACGATCAATTGACGTGGTACCAAACGAATCTTCTTACCGTTGTTGTCAACAGCTTGGCGGATTTGGATCAACATTTGTTCCAATGATGTCTGCGACAAGTTAGCTGATGTAGCCAACTGGTTGCTGAAAGTACCGTTCACGATTGGGTGAGCAGTGCTGATCAAAGGTACGCCGTCGCCACCGGGGTAGCTGGAGTTGAAGGCTGTGTTCAACACGTTAGCTGACAACAACTCTTTGGTTTCCACCAAAGACTGTGCCAAGTGGCGTGCATAAACTTGACCGATACGGATGTGATCGCCGTCTTCAACGAGCACTTTGGTCAAAGCGAAGGCCAAGCCATACACTTTGTACACATAGCGCTTTAAGAAGAGTACGCCACCTTGCTGATAGGTAACTGGAGTACCGTCAGGCAATTGTGGAGCGGCGCCGAATCCATAAAGGACAGGCTCTTCGTGGTAGTTACGTGGAATGCCGTCTTCCTCGCGGAACACTCGGCTCCACTCGTCGGCACGTTGGTCATAGACTCCATCGAAGCATTCATTGAGGATAGGTTCAACAATACTTCTAAAGTCCGTACTGCGCATTGGTGCGGCCATGATTTAGCTCCTTATATTAAGCGATGGCCGTAAATGCGCCAAAGAATTGAGACTGTGCATTCACAACACGAACGATCGTGTATGAATCACCCCATGCATTGTCCACGTATGGTGCAATGTCAACCACACGCATCTGACCTTGGGTACCGTTACCAGCGGCAGTTGCAGAGCCTAGAGTAGCTTGCGACAGACCAGTAGTAGAAGAACCTGCGGTAGTGGCGGTGAAGTTGTATTCATTACCAATTGTGGTTTGTGCCATTGCGCCGTCAGCTTGGATTTCATAAACGATATTGTTATCGTTGTAGAAGTAAGCTACGCAAGAACCAGCGATGTAAGCAGTGCTTGCAGGCCAGTAGTTAGAGACGCGACGACGACCAGTAGTATCAGTCCACTCAACGCCTGAAAATGCACCAGACCACGCAACAGCGGATCCAGATGCAGGAGCAGTAGTTAAAGGAACGATAACACCAGCGGATGCTGAATAGGCAACAGGTTGCCCTTTCAGGATTTGGGTTCCGTAACCCGACGTAATACCGCCAGCAAGCGCCTGTGCGCGATCCAAACCAGAGGGATGGAACGCAGGACGCAAGCCAAACGGAGCATTAGTACTAGACATAAAAAACTCCTTAGTTAAAGATTACCCAGCGAAAACTGGGACTTTGCTTGGTTGCTGATCAAAAGAGCCAAGACCTTCACCTTCAACATTAACTAGCGACTTACCATTGCTATCTCTTTGCCCTTGGAGACTTTCTAGCTGAACGCGAACTTTGTCGCTTTCCTCACGAGGTTTGTCATGATGGTGATACAACATGAGATCCTGATAAATATCCATTGGCAATTTAAACAGCAACATTTCGTTACAAGCTATATGCCCAATTTGCTCTCCAGATTTAACCTTGTAATCTTCATAGCCGGGTAACTCTTCAGATTTAACTGGCACGTACCCATTGCGAATCCGTTTATCGATTGAATCGTAGCTATTGGTTGTCGAAAGCCAGCAAAGGTGCCACCCATCCATGTTGGGCAGTTTTGGCAGTGCTGATTGCGTCCATTCCTCGTCCCACATCTTGCGACGTTCTTGCGTAGAAATGAACTTAGTCTCTGGGGCTGAGCGGCTTGCCTCCACACTTGCGCGTTCCTGACGTCCGCCAGCCTTCAAAGATTTTTTTAAACGTGATTCCATATTATTACTCCCATGTATTAGTTGCGGTTCAAGCGATCGAACTTGACGAATTCGGCGATCATCTTCTTTTTGCGCTCTGGGTTGTCCCATGCACCAATCTCCTTCATTGCTTTAACCCTTTCAGGCGAAAGCATGAACTGAGAGCGGTTGTTACCCCCAAATGCGGCTGAAGCTTCACGACCAGAACTTCCCACTACGTTCCTCGGTTTCCTAACGACGGAATTATCGTTTGTGTTCTGATTGTAACGGTGTGGTAGAGATTTTTGCAAGCGGCTATCTAGTTCATCCCAATAATCAGGATCAGATGGATCCCAACCTTCGGTAACTAGCAACTCATCTACCTTCTTAGCGATCTTGCTGTCGCTGTCGTTTGCGTCTGGCACATACCAAGAGTTACGCTTCATCCATTCAGCGGCATTACGCTGTACTGTTGGGTCTGGCAACTCATGACGTGGCTGTTCTTGCACTTCTTGTGAAGCACGATTCTTCATGTTTTGCAGTTGTGCAAGCTGGTTCTCAGATTCACGCCACAAAGTCTGTGCTTCGACCATTGCGTCGCCGTCACTGTTCTCCGCCGCCTCTTTAAGCTTCATCTTGGCGTATTCCATACGCACTTGGCTGTCTTCAATGTTCTTATCGATGCGGGAAATCTGACTGTGCTTGGTTTCGCGCTCTACATTCGACAATCTGCGCTTAAATTCTTCATTTTCACGCTGTAATTGATGAAGGCGGATGTCTTTTTCTTCTCTTGTAGCCCTCTGAGCCAGTCTTTTGGCCTTGCGGATGTTGCGTTTGGCTTCCCTAAGCTCCGCATTGTCATCAGGATGGTCCGCATCATCGGAATCAACGTCACCACCCTTTGATTTTTCATTAGAAGGCTGGTTATTTTGGTCTGAATCGTCGTCATTGATCATGTTGTCAGGCAAATCTACGACTGCGGAGCCGTCTTTACCCTCTTCAATGTTCAATTCCAACTGTTCTTTGGTATCTGTACTCATTTTTTTGCCCCCTTAAACATAAGCTTTGAAAGACAGTGGATCGTCAGTGATTTTTGCAATCACTTCGTGGTCATTTATCGTCATGAACAACACTGGATCCTCTTTGGAGTCTGCATTGGGGTCATTACGCTCCCAACGATCTCCACCCCAGCGTGGTACGCGCACGAAATCACCTACTTGTGCCCAAGTTCCCTCTGGCCAAGACTCCATGGTGTCGCGGTTTTTGTATGCCAAAGGCCCAAGTGCCACGACCTTACCGATCATGTTGTTCCACTTTTCGTTTTCTTTGGTTTCATCGACGATGATGATCATTCCAGCCTTCTTTTTGATGCGACGTAACTGAACAATTACGCGCCCTCCAAGAGGTGTCTGACCAGCATTTACTTTGGGGAATGCCCACTCCAACTCTTGAGGATCGGACGCTTGCGCGCTTCCCTCGATCGTTGGGATCTTCTCTTTTTCACTCATACTAACTCCTAAAATGCACCATAGTTTCAGGTGCGTCATTTATGCGTTTTTCAACGCGGCCTCGTCCTTTAGGGGGACTTATTCTTGATTTCTGTCTTCGTCTAACATTCGGTTAATGGAGTCAAGGACAAATTGCAGTCCCTGATACTCACCAACCATTCGTTGATACGCTTCCCACGTAATTGCGTTGCCCAAAGCAAGAGATGAGGCAATCTCTCCTTGGCGTAGCTTTACTACGTGGATAACGGGTTCTATCATTTCTTTTTAGCTTGCGATAAACCGCTCTTAGGCTTGGCTTGTGAGCCGCCTTTGGGTTGCATGCTTGTGCCATCGAGCTTCTCGCCCATAGCCATGCGTTTGTGATATGGCACGTTAATGCCTTTTTGTTCTTGATCAGACGTTGCCATTTGGGGCTCCTTGAGGTTGTGACGTTTCCGTCGGTTGTTGCATAGCGGCTTGTTGCAAGGCCATGTCTTGCTCCAGTGCGTGCTTCTGCATATCGTTAGCTTGCTCCGTGCCATGCATCTGCATAGCGTTTTGCTGGGCTGTACTTTCCTGAATCACTTGACCAGTGATCTTAGCGTTTTCTATTGCAATTTTGGCCGCGATCTCCTTATCGTGCTCAGCAGATTGAGCAGATATTTTGAGTTGTGCCTCTTGTGCACGCTGTTGATCTGCCTGTGTCTTACGCTGTGTTTCAGCCATGCTAGTGTCGTGGACGACTTGTGCATCAGGTGGCAGGTTCTGCTTGGCAGACTGTGCGCGCTGTTGTGCTTGCTGTATCAATTGCTGGAAGGCAGGTATAAACTGCTGGAAGACTTCTTTAACGTCTAATGTGATGTGGGCGCCAACCGTTGTGTACAACTGGTCAATCATTGCCGTCATCTTTGGATCGTCGTAGTTGTCTACTGGCTTGCCTTTGTTAGCTTGAGCCACATAACCATTCGAGCGGTTCAAGTACCACAGAGTCATGTGTTGCTTCAAATGCTCGATCAAATGGTTCAGATACTGTGGATCCGCAAATGGCGACTGACCCAAGAATGGGTTAAGTCCAAATTGCAAGTGATCCTGTATGTGGGCGATGTGATCTTGTTGCATGTACGCGTAGGCTGGCTGGCCAATCAGCATAGCCGCGTTCTCATCGGCAGAAGTCCGCTGTTCAGGCGCAGGCACGTCTTTCATCAGTTCATTGATGTTTGGCACCTTCATCTGCTTGAGGGATCTGGCCAACACGTTGTTCATGTTGAACTGGTCAGGATGCTTCTCCGCCAAAGCTATAACAGCCTGCATCTGAGCCATACGTTGAGTCTCAGAGAAGATGTGTGGGTCAGAGACTGGCACCACGTCTGTGTTCTTTGAGAAGTCTTCGCGGTTGATATCCAGATCAGCCACCACATCAGACTTGCGCATTTCATCAAAGTGCCAACGGTTGAGCCGGCACAAGATTTTCAATACGCGCGCTTGGCTTTCGTGTAATCTGGCATGGATAGCACTGAATACCGCGGCGCCTTGCTCAATCAAAGCCTGTGTGGTGCCTACAGGCGCGTTAGCGTTGACGTCAGCGATCTTTTCTTCACTGGTGGTCACTACCCCCTTAGCCGCGTTGTCAAGCCAGCCTAGAAGCTGGAATAGAACTGCGCTAGGTGGGTTGAATGGCATAGGCATAGCGATCTGACGGATGTCAGTGACGCCGGGTGCGCCTTCGATCTCCACAATCTGCGTAACGTCCACCGACTGGCTCTGCCCTGACATCTTCGCTCCCTTGAGCTTGAGCATAGTCGCGGCATTGTTAATGTGAGCACTGTCCAAAAGAGCACGCAAAGAACCAGTAAGGGCGGCAGACAAGCCACCAATAAGATGAGGTAATCCAATCGCATATGCACCCCTCCAAGGAATGAACTTGAACTCTACGATCCAATCCAGCTTGGTCATCGTCTCGTCTGTCTCTTCCCAGTTCCTGTACAGGCCAATAACTTCGTTATCAAGCTCATCAATCATCATGATGTAAGGAGCCATCTCACCCTTGCTGTACTTGTCTTCGTCCAACTCCAAGAAGGTGTAGACGTGATAGACCTTGCGCAGGCCGTCTTCGTTGTCTTCCCACTTCTTGCCTTCGATCTTGTCGTTGGCCTTTTGTGGTCTTGTAAGCTCAGGCGACATGGTGGCTCTGACCATATCGATGTCACGATACATGCCACTAGCTACACGTCTATTGAATTCCCAGTGCGTAATCTCATGCACTTCCGCCGCACGTTCTGCGGTGTAAAAGTTACTGGCCGCAAAGGGCAGGATTACACGGTCGATAGGCAAGAACTCCACACAGGGACGCTTCTTCTGCTCATCAAACCATAACTTAAAGTATTGGGAGCCACCTAGTGGTAGCTGTGTGAGCAATTGTTCTTGCTCATCTCTGAACTCTTCAATCTGCTCGGTGATCTGCCAGTTCAAGTAGTCGCGCTTACGCTCTGCACGCTCAGACTTGATCTCATCCATCTTGCCTAGGATTTTGGTTCTGACGGGACCATCTGGGGGGAACATTTCTTTGATCGCACGCGCCGCAAAGTCCACACATCCTTCAGCCATAGAAGGGTGTACCACTTTGCTAGCGCCCATGAACGTGGCACCGCCGGGCGCGTCATTACCCATACCAGTGCGCCGAATGCCCTCTTCATACTGCTTGTCGCGCTGTTCTCTGGCATCTTTGTCCTTCTTCAGTAAGTCAACGTAGCGACTAGCCAATGTCATCAGCTTAAAGTCGTCGTAATCCTCCGCCATGTTGGCGTAGAAGTCTGGATTAACCTCTGGGCCATCCTCCTCCATAGTGACTATGGCGCTACCGTCAGGCTGTTCTTCAGTTTCAATCTCAGGCAGATCTACCTCGGCACTGCCGTCTTCGTTCTCTGTGATTTGTGGGTCTAATTCATCCATCATTTAGCCTTTTTCATAGTCAGTTCAAGTAGCATAGTGTCTAACTTCTTGTTAATTGAAACTGGCTTTTTGTGTTTGGAATGATACGTCATTTGATTTGCATTTTGTTCTTCTTGTTCACCATCACGCATAGCTAAGTGACGTTGTGCTATTACGTTTTGTTCAGGGAATGCGTGGAAGTTGTCATCTCCGTAGCCGGGGTGACGACCAAGGTTGATACTACCGCCATTAGCTAACTTCCAAGTCTTTGGAATGTTTATTGGTTTAGGCGCAACATATTCTTTTCCTTTTGCTTTCTCCTGATCTTCTGGACGATCAACTTCGTACTCGCCTTTGTTTTTAAGCGCGTGATCAATATGGCTGGCATTTACGTTGTGAGTAAATGTAGTTTGGTGACTAGCCAAATCAGTTGATTCGGTTGGCGTGGTCATCAAAATATGGCCAGCAACTTTGCCGTTCTTTGTCTTAAAACGATTCTTTGGCAAAAAGTCTTCGTCTTTAAAACGTGAATCCGTTGGAATCATGTGAGCAGTGCCATCATCATTGTGGCCAACTTGAACCAAACGGGGATGCAAGATGTGCTGGCGTTGGTAGTCGTAACGCAAACCCTTGTGGGTGCGGTGGCCATAGTGCGACTTGTCTTCGGTAGTAGGCTTGCCGTTGCCACCAAAGTGGCCTTCAGGACCTTCTGCTTTCTCTTGTTCTGTTAATTCGCTATCAGGGCGGCCAACTGACCAATATTTGGCGTGCTTGATAGCACCTTCCATTTTTTTGCTCATTGGTGAACCACGTTTTACATCAGTAACAAAGTACGAGCCTTTGGGTGGCGTTTTGTTACCCTGCTCATTGACAAAGTCACCCTTGTTATCAGCCGCCATGATGGTGTTACGTACCCTAGCTTTATCGCGTCCAATGTTTTCAGCAATCTCTTGCCCATGCTTAACTTTGGGGCCAATGTTTGAATGCGTAACGTAGTAACCGTTTTCTGGATCATGCAACTCATTGGTCTTGCCATACTGGTTGGAAATGATGTCAGGACGACCTTCTGCTTTACGTTGACTGTTGAGGTGACGAATTACGTGACGTGATGTTGTATCTGTCTCATCAACCACGTTTGGACGGAACAACATACGTTTGTTTTGAGTGTCAGCCTTTTCTGCCGCGCTTCTCATAGATCCAGTGTGAGCAATGATCCAGTCCTTTGTCATGGCTGGGTCGTGTTTGGCAATTGCGTGGCCTGCGCGACGGCTAACAGCCGCGGCGTATTGAGATTCAGCGTTTGGAGCAAAACATGATCCACGCTTAGTGTCCACAATGCCTTGCGCATCAACGCCACCGCCGCACCCAGTGGTTTGCCCGGGGCAGGTGTTAATCACCTCGTAGTCCATGTCTTTGCCATGGCCCTTTGGAAATAGCGCACGACCTGCAATCCCTTTAGACGCATAGCCAACGTGTGAGCGGCCTTGGGCGTCATACTCATGATTAACAGTATCCAGCTTTTCGGACTCATCTAAAGTATCACGGTTGTCCTTAATAAACTTGGCTTCGCGCAAGCGATTCAACGCCTCTTGTTCAGCCGCGCGTTGATCATCAATTGGCTTTGCAAAATGCTCAGACAAAGCTTGTTTGTGGATGTCGCTAATACTTCTCATGTCCAATGGATCACGATGCTCAGCACCATAGACTTTTGCCCGTGCCTTCATCATGTTCTTCAAACCCTCTGCGGAGGCATTAGGGTTTCCTTCGATCAAGTGCCTAGGCACCACAATACCTTTGACGCCGCCACGACCTTCTGCCTTAATCAACACGCGCTTAGGCAAACTTTTCTTTTTAGCTATTTCTTTTTTCATGCTTTCAACGTCGCCACCCTTAGCTAACTGCTGTAGGTTGTCTATGTTGAATGTGCTCTCGCCGTCGTCCTGATACCAGCTTGGCTGTGCTTCAGGCATGTTGTCGCTACCACCGACCTTATAGGTCATGGGGATAGATCCACCATCAGACATGCGCGCTGGCGCCTGTGGTGGGCTCATAGCGTTCAGTGCTTGGCCTTGTGGCGTCATCTGCAAGATGTTGCTAGGAGGCTGTTGTGCTGGGCTAGAGGCGCCAGCACTGAGAGGCGAGGGCATACCACCAGCTTGTGGCGGCTGGCCTTGTGGCGCTCCTTGTGGGGGCACTAGGTTTGCAGGCATCAACTGATGACCTTGCTGTTGGCTCATATCGATACCACCGATAGGCAAAGGCTGGTTGCCCATGCTCACGCCGCCCACAGGCAACTGACCGCCTGATGGTGGGACATAAGCTTTGACGTTCATGTTAGGCGCTTCATTAGCACCGATGGTAGATAAGTCAGACAGGCTAATAGGCTTCTTACCTAGTAACTCTGCACGCATTTGATTCATTGATGGTTGCACTTGGCCTCCTACAGCTTTATGGATTATCCCGCCTTCTTTGTGCAAAGGTAGGCCGTTGGTCAAAACGTCTTTGCGCATCTCTTCATTTATAGGGAAGTAATGCAGTTGAGCTTGTGGTTGATCTGGGTTTGTTTCCCCAGTCATTGGGTTGAAGTCTGATACACCCTTTGGAATTGAGTGTGCATGTAACTCAGTCTTCACGCCGTATTTCTTGCCGATACTGTTCAGGATGTTTGGCACCTTCTTGTCATAGAAGCCCTTCATGCCTTCACCGCCAACTTCCATGTCAAGACCACGAAGGGAACGAACAGGGTCACCAAGCGTGTCTCGTGGCTTTTGCGCCATCAATTTTTCTGCAAGTTCTTTTCCAACAAACGATGGCAAGTCTTGCGGCGTTACGCCAGTTTGTTTAATGACTTCGTTGCCCTCTCCGTCATACGCAACAAGGTTTGATCCAGAGTAGTGCAGATCATCAATGTACTTGGCTAAGCTGTAACGGTCTGCCTGCTCTTGACCCGGTGTCACCACGATGCCGTGATAGCCCTTCTCCGCGGCATGATGGATCAGGCGCTTCAACGCCATCTCTTCCCAGTTCTTTTTGAATGGGGCGTTGGGAACACCACGGTTTTCTGGCTCACTGGGTGAGGATTCGCTAAGTATGTTTAGCTGTCGCAGTATGTTGGTTTCTCTTTGCCTGAGATCATTGGCTTCTTTTAGCTGGTCATATTGCTTTTGCATAGCCCTTAGATCTTCTACATCTTGAGGACTCTCAAAGTTAGCTATATGGGTTTTGGCCAGTAGCTTTAATCCAAGTTGATGTAATTGATCTGGTGTAGCCGTGCCAATATTTGGCGAGTTACGCATTTTTTCTTTGAGGGTTTTGTATTCCTCGTTGAGAGTATTGCTCTCGTTCTTAACGTACTCGTCATGTGCTTTTTGTTTTTTTTGTCTTTCTTCCTTTAATTCTTCAGGAGTCTTTTGATAACCCTTCTCACGCCCTTGTTGGTGCCAGTCTGACTGCAACTCTTCTAGGTGCAATAGCTTTAATGGAGGCTTTGCAATTTGAGCTTGTTTTTTAACCAAAGAATCCTGTATGTTGGCTGGCAATGTTTTTATGTATGCGTCCAACTCTTCTGGCGTAGCAAAATCTGGAGATGGAAATCCAGATTTTTTATTAAATGCCACATGACGTATTTCAGAAGGCTGTTCTACTATGCGATCCTTCAGGCGCATGCTGGCTAGGATGTCTTTCTCACCACCAAAGTGTGCACCTACGCCTTGGAATTGTTCTCTGCTTTGAGTTTTATTTAATGAATCTTTCCACAATTTTTTGTCTGCATTAGTTGCAAAATCAGAATTAGCGCCTGCTGGGCCGTATTTAGCCTCCAATATGTTGCGTAAATCGTTATGTTCTCCATCTATTGCGGGGGCTTTGATCAGCATCTCGCGGTAGTTATTACCGCCGGGCAACGTGTAATCTTTATGATATGGAGCGCCGCCGCCACCTCTATTTTCCAAGCTATCCATGGCATCTTGCATATAGTCGCGGTAACTATCTTCAGCCATTTCACGCGCTGTATCTTCTGCGGCGTTTGGGCCTAAACCTTCTGCACGCAACTCCTGCATCGCAGATTCATATGCCATCTCTTTGGCAACATTCTTAATTACATTTTTATCAAGTGTTTCGCCCAATACCTTCTCACGTATTGCTGGCGCAGGCTTGGCCGCTAACGCCGCCATAAACTGCTCATGCGTCATCTTAGGGGCACCCATGATCTCACCCAAGCCACGATCTTCAATCTCTGATTGCTTGATGCCACCTAAGCCTTTTAGCTCTTGCATGAACTCAGAACCAGTACCAACCTTGCGCTTCAGTAACCCCGCGGCTTTGTCTACAGCAGAGTAAAAGGGTTTGCCTTGTCCAACAAGTTCTTTCATAGTGGGCGCTCTTCTATATCTAGGTGATGGGCGTGTGTAGCTCCGCCAGATTTGTATACCTCTGGCAATTGTGGTCGGTTAGCTTCCAGCAATTTTTTCTCTCTCATCCAGTTATACATCCCAGCAGTCTGGTCGCTAGGCAATAAACCACTGCCTTCAGGAGAAACAAACCTGTCTTTACCCAGCGTCTGGTTCAACTTCTGTACAAGCTTTTCGCTATTCCTTTTTGGCATAGTCAAACTCATTCTGGCGGCAGGCATTAACTGCACCAGTGACTTCTTCACCCCTTTGCCAGCTAGCGCACGGGAGCGGTGACGCCCCTCATGGCCTTCAATGCTTGGTAAGTACTCAGGATCACGGTGGCCAAGCTCCAAGAAAGGCACCTCATCAAAGCCGCCTTTGAGTTGTGCAAGATGGTTCAGGTAAGCATTAAACGGCAAAACCTCATCAGTCCTAGTTCTACGATCTGAATCTCTTCTAGTAATGTCTGCGCGCATGCGTTCTGCAAACTTTTCAAAGTCTGCTGGGTTCATGGACATCAGACCAGAATTATGTCTCTCAAATGTGTGTTGCAAGGCTTCTGGGGTGTACATGTTCTCAAGGCCGGGTATCTCGTCTGCCGCACGTTGTACGCGCTTAGAGGCATGCTCACCACGCTTTTGACGTATGTAATCTTCTATTTCTTTTATAGAAGCTATGCGAGAGCCGCCTTTGGCCATGTAATTGACATGCTCTTCAGCCTTCCACTCGTCAGGGGCTACTACACCACCACTAGCAAAGCCATAGTCTTTAGCCTTAAATGGCCTAGTACGTGGTAAGTCTGCCGCGCCAGCCGCTTTGTTGATAGCCTTGACCTCTTTGTCTTGCAGTACGCGGTTGACTTTCATAGCTCCACCAATCAGCCAGTTGCCTGTCATGTTGGAGTTAGTCTTGTACCTGTAGTGTCCACCCTTGGGGATCTGGTCAGTGATGTGTGCATTGCGTGCTATCAGCTTGCCTTTGGGGTTCATGCCACGCTCATTGGCCACAGACTGCCAGTCCACATCATGGGGCATCTCTACTTCAGCCCATACATGGTTAGCTGGGCGTACATCAGGTGCCGTGAGGTTAGGGTCTGACTTCTCGCCAATATGGGTAGCGACGGGTAGGTCACCTGCGTGCCAGCCGGGTCTGTAGGCCAACGGGCCAATCTTGCTCTTCACCTTGTCACCAGCCATCTCACCCTCTTTGGCATCCACCCACTTGTTCATCTCTACAGGCTCATTAGCGTTGACGAATAGGGGAAACAGCTTGCCGGGGTGCTTTGGGTGCACTCTGAACAGCTTGTACGCCTTCACGGTGTTCTTGGGTACGCCTCCACCTTTGGCTTCATGTATCACCTTGCGCGACAAGATGCCATGGCCTACATCACGCTCTTCGTCATACCTTACAGGCTCTGATAGTGGGTACATATGTTTAGTCGGGGTTTTGATATCAAACGTCGAGCCCTCTGGCACCAAGTGATGCGGCTCCATGTTACGGAACTGCTTCTTGTTTGCCACGATAGGCTCACCGATAGTCACCTCGCCAATTGCTTTGGCTTTGCCTGCACCAGTTCGCACAATCGCTACACGCTTACCAACGTAAGGGCGCAGGGTGTCGCTGTTGCGTGACTCTATGGTCTTGTGGCCATCCACTATCAGGTCAGCGTAGTTCAGGTTGTGCTTACGGTCGGACGCCACGTTGACGCCCATCACTGATCCGCCCTTGGCTTTCTTTTCTTCTTCAGGGTGATAGCCCCATTCATGTATTGAGTCTGCGTTTGTCCATACATGCTTAGCAGGTACGCGCATGGAGGCGATCTTGTAGTCACCGTTCAATACGCTTTCACCATGGGCTTTTGCATATTCTTTGTTGATTGCAACCCAGTCACCCTTGCGGATCATATGCTTGAGGGGCGCTTCTTTTTTCAGCGCCTCCTTGTACACACTGGTAGGTACAGCACGGTGAATGGAAACCATTTCGTTTGGTTTGTTTTTGACTCGCGTTACCTTGCTGTATGCATCATTGTCAAAGTCCCATCCTTCATTGGCGTAGTACCTGCGTCCGTTGTTGCCGTAAAAGTCGGCAGGGTACATGCCATTGCTGGATACATCATGCAGTGGTGCGCCGTAATGGGGGCCGGGCGCTGTATGTGAGCCACGATAGTCTTCGTCGCTTCCGCCTTCTGCCATATGCATCCGCTTAGGTTTGGCTTTGTTCATCAACTCTAGGCGCATCCTGTCCATGTCTATCACGCCACCCTTGGCTTTGGGTTGCATTAGAAGTTCCGTCCAATCGCGCTCAAGGCTCTTAGGCACTTCAATTGGATTGTCTGGGTTAGGGAATGAGTTTGGTTCCAAGCGGCGGCTAAACTTTGACAAGTCATACTCAACTGGCAATTGCCTTAGTCCAATCTTGTTTCTTAGCTCCATCTCTTTCATGCGCTTGTACTCTTCTACCTTGCCTTTGACGTCAGCATCATCTAAATCATTTGCGTTCTTTTTATAAAAGTTTGCAACTGGTAAAAACACACCTTTTTTAAACGCTTCTCTAGCAAGCCCTCGCATAGGTAACATAGCATCAAGTCCGTTGTTCAATCCTTCTCTAACATTTGGCGCCACGTATTTTCTAAACCGTTCATCCATGGTAAGCGACGGCTCTTGAAACAAGGCATCTATCTCAGGATCCGATTGCTTGGCCTTTATCTGCCCACCATTAGCCCTTGGGTATACGCGCTTGAATGCGTTGCTCTGTTGCCATGCCAATGTATTAGCGTCCTTGGGTGCCTGCTGTGCCGCCTTCTGTGCTAGCTCTTCACGTAGTTGCCTGAGCTTCTCAAGGATTTCTGGCGATGGTGGTGAGGGTGTATCTGCCACGGCTATTCCTTCATTGTGGGATGCACTGATTATGCCTTTGGTGCAGTCTTGAGTCCATACTCAGTAGGGATTCCTAATTCCGCACCGGGTGCGGGATTACAGCGCATATGGGTTGCCTTTGCTCTTCTTATTGTGTTCATCAGCGTCAAAGATGTCATCATCGTCGTAGTCATCACGCGGCGGGATGTCGATCGATATCCATCCAGCGTCCCTCATGTACCGCAAGCCCTGCGATATACAGTCTACAAACTCATCATGGACCGTCTCAGGGAAGGAGCAGATCTGGCTGACCATGCCCTCAGCCCAATCCCTTACGTAGCCCTTGCGTTGGCTGTGCTCTGGTACCCATACACGGCCAGCTTTGATGATGTTGGCCACGATGGATAGGCGTTGTGTCTTGTCAGCACGGCCGGGGTTATACGGCATCACGGGCAGGTGGGCACGTTGCAAGTCTTGTATAAGACTTATGCCGGCGCTCTTGTCTTCCACCAGCAGTAGGTCAACGCGCTTCTTCTCGCGGCCCTCGCCATAGAACACCTCAAACTCCTCAATCACCTTGGGGCGCAGGTCAGGGTACTGTAGGTGCTCCTGCCAGCAGTCCAACACCAACACGCACATGCCACCATCCAATGGCTTGAATGCACCCAGTGTGATGCATCCTGTGGGGTCGTTGATGGTCTTGTCGCTGGTTGCGCAGTCGTAAGACTGGATGATGTACTCCAGCTTGGGGAAGGGCTTGCCATCTGGCCACAGTCTGAACCAATCACGCTTGACGATGCCGCCCTCCTCTGGGTCGATGATCTCAGCATGGATCTCCTGCCGGCCTAGGTTGGTGCCCTCGTACTGGAGGATCTGCTTCTGGAACGACGGCGCTAGGTTCTTGATGTTGCTGTACGTGCTGGCGCGTGTGATCACCACGTCGTCACCCTCACGGCCTATCAGGTCGAGCACCACGTCCTTTGGCTTAGGCGTGGTCGAGCATATGAGCTTGGTGCGCTTACCCAGTCGGATACCGAACTGGATCATGTCCCACGACTCTTGCAGGTAATCCCAAGCCGCAAGCTCGTCTAGCCACCCACCGTGGAACTGTGGACCGCGGAAGCGCTCTGGCTCCGACGCTGGTATGCCCTTGATGAACGATCCATTGATGAGCCTGATCTCATGCAGTGCCTTGTTGTAGTCGGCTATCAGTTCTTTTGGTATGACGTTTAGCAGGCCAGAGTCGCCCTCGAAGCAGGTGCCCTTCACGTCGCCGCTGGTAGGGGCTGATACCAGCCATCTGGTATTAGGTTGCTCCCACGCCCACCACGCTAGCGTCTCAGCCGCCGCTCTAGTCTTACCAGCACCGCGGCCAGCTAGCATCAGCCATATGCTCCACCAATCGCCTGCTGGCTCTATCTGGTGCTTGTGTGCCTGTGAGCTTAGCCAAGTCAACTGCCAATTGATGACTATCTGCTGTAGGACGGGGCTGTTAGCAAACTCCTCATTGATCTTAGGATCAGAGAGGATGTCGTCTAGCGCACTCATTCTGCTTGGCGCTGTAGCTTGATGCTCTTGAGTAACTCACCAAACACGGTGACGTTGTTCTCAATCACCAGCGGCTTGTCATCATCCCCACTAATCTCCATGCGCGCCAGCTTGGGTACGTGGTACTCCACCACCGACTGGAACATGTCAAACGCCTTAGCTGGGTTTGGCGGCACGATGTATTTCTCTACTGCATCATCACCATCCATCTCCACCACCTTCACACCGTTGGCAACCTGATCAAGCCACTCAGTGAGCCTGTGAGCGTTTCCATCAACAAATGAGGCTATGGCCTGCCTAGCGTCCGCAGTGACCTTGTTAGGGCTTCCTGATGGCCTTCCTGCACCCTTCTTAGGTGAGTTCATATCTCACCCCCAATATTTCCTAATTGTTTATTTAACAAATTAGCTATTTTGTTTTCACCGCTCATACTTCAGTCCTTTCGCGCATACTTTCAGCGCATTACAGGTCTGAGTTTAACAATAACTTAATGAGCCTGTCTAGCTTATCGTCTACTAGGGTAGTTGTCTTCTCTTCATCGTCCATGATGAGTGCCCACTTCTTGAGGTCTTTATTCCAGTACAGGGCACATCTGTCATAGCCCATCATTAGGCTTTGTAGCTGTGTGAACTTATCTAGGTTACTCAACGCTCATCCCCATTACTCTTTGCTCCATTAGCTTATGGGTACGTTTGAGTTGTTTGTTCTCTTCTTTGAGGCGCGCGATTTCTGATGTCATGTGTGCCATTCTGCTGGAGGCTTGGTCTATCCAGTTCTTTACCTCCATGGGCATGGCAAACTGAGGCTCTACCTTTTTTGCTGGTGTTTTCTTTGCCGCGGGTTTTTTAGCTGTTGTCATGTGTTGAGTTCCTTTAATTTGGTTTGAATGGCTTTGGCAAATTCAATCAGGTCATAGCCAAGTGTGTTTGGCACTATGTCTTGAAACTTCAAAATTTCCTCATCCGTCAGCCCTACCCATGTGCGTGGCATTGCTTGATAAAGTAAGTCACGGAAAAAATCTATTGGCAACGACACTTCTTCTGCGCCCTCAGACCTCTGTAAGTGGGACATCAAAATTTCTTTTGGTACTAAGTTCATAGTGGCGCCTCTGGTAGTTTGTTGCGTTGCTGTTGCTCATACTCGCGGATCTGCTTAGGCGTCCACGGTACCAATGGGTGTGTTGGGAATGGCCACATTATTCAGCCTCCAAGTGGTTCACTACGCGGATCAATGCCGCGATCATATCTTTGGCTTGTGATTTACTCAGAACGATGCGTGTGCCGCCAGCGCTTGAACTTACGCTCAACCATACACCATCATCGTCAAATACATCAACGAATACATGGCTGTTGTAATTGCGGCCTTTGATCTGTGTTTGATAGTCTTCTTTTGTCATAGTGTGCTCCGTTAATTAAAAGTTAATGATGGGGGCTGAGCCCCCTGTTGTTATGCGTTCTCTAGTTTGCGCCAAGCTTGTGTGCCGATCCATCCGTTAAGACGGGCGCCGTTCTTGTCTAGCGCGTAGTACACACGGCCACCTTCTACGCGTGTGCACTCGTATGTGTAGCTCTTGTTCTGGGATATCTTCTTGTCGCCGCGGTAGATAGGTGTTGGTGGCTCTTTCTTCTCCACCTCGATCAATGGTGTGCCGTGGTACTTGTCGGCCACTTCTACCAGCATGTCAGCAAACTGGGCGCCCATGCTAGCTTTGAATGTCATCTCGTGAATGACTTTTCTAATGGTTATGCGTTGCTGGTACTCGTCGCCATCAGCAAATGGGATTAGGTCAGGATTTCGCTCTGTACCGCGGTTAATGAACTCTGGCTTAGCCGTGCCTGCTTCGAGCTTGTTCTTTTTCTCTAGCAGTTCAGCGACGTCAGCGCGAACCTTGGCCACGATGCCGTCTGTGCGTGTGCGGCTCTTTTGCATAGGCTCACTAGACTCGCCAGAGCAGGCGCCTTGGAACCAACCGTGCTCGACTGTGTAACCGTGCTTGGCCATCCATCTGCCTACTACGGCCTGTTGGCGGCCACAGCATTGGCAGTTACCGCGGAGTTGTGTTGATGATTGCATTTTGATTTCCTTTCTAAACCTGCGACGTTGCAGTAATGACAGTATAACAGAAAATTAGAGTGTTGCAAGCTTTGGACGTTGGATAACGGTTTGCTTGACGCCGTTACGTACACCGTGCTCTTTTACGGTAGCTGTGATGGTGGCAGTCTCGCCCTTCTCAGGGAAGCCTTTGGCGTTGCCTTTGTAGATGATGGTGTTGTTGTCTGCGTCTTCGCAGATGTTGATGTACACGGTGCCAAAGCTACCGTCTAGCTCGACGATGTGCACAACCTTGAGGGTAATGGTGATCTTCTCGCCTACGGTGCCCACAAAGGCGCGTGTAGCGTCGATAGCGGCCTTCTTGTCAGCCCACTCTGCCTTGCGTGCGGCACGGGCGTCTATGCCCTTCAGGATGGCTTCGGATTGCTTTTCTGTGAGCTTGCCATACTTGTCATAGGCTTCTGCCATAGAGCCAATAAAGCCTTCTACGTAGCCAGAGATGTTGCCGTATGCATTGTGCATGCGGCCTGCGTTTAATGCCTCATCAATTTCTGATGCGCGTGGAGTCTTGGCGTACCAAGTCTTGTTTGCATTGGCAATGATGTTGCGTTTAACAGCATTCTCATATGCCACTGGGTTTTCGATGATTGGGGAAAAGTTTCTTGCCATTTGATTCTCCTAAACCTGCGTCATTGCAGTGATAGGAACTATAACAGAAAATTAGAGTATTTACTAGGTGTTTGCCCTAATCGTCCTGATCTAGCATGATCATGAGCACAGCTACCAGTGCAAATATGAAAAATCCTGAACACATAAGTAGTACCACCCAAACGACTGTCTCTAGCATGATGTTCTCCTAAAGTTCTAATTCCAATTGCCTGCTCTGTACAGGGCTTTTTTGCCACCAGTGGATGCGTAATCGCATAGCTTTGACGTCGTTGACTTTCAGATAAGGGATCTTGGTCTTCTTATCGCTCTCGTCTTCATACTGGCGGCGCTCTAGTGCCGTTCTGAAGCTGGTGGGCTCCAAGCCAATCATGGATGCATATGCAGGGAACATAGACTTCGGATTGAAGAAGAAGTTCAGCGATCCAATCGCGTGGTAGTTCAGGTTGCAGTGGTTACGTAGCTCTTCGTCGGTGGGCACCATGCATAGGTCTTCTATGGCCATGGCTATTACGCCGGCAACCAAATGTGCCGCACTGCGTGTTTCCTCTTCTATGCCCTCATGCGTGCTTATAAGGTCGATCACTTGACGTACTCCCCACCCAATGCTTTTAAGCGCTCCTCAAGCCTTCTAATGCGGTTCCTGTTGTATTCCACAACGCTGGTTGCATACTCCAGAGCTTTCTCAGCTTCCATCTTGGATATGTACGCCTCACGCATCTCTTTGGAGATGATCTCTTCCAACGTCTTTGGGCGCAGGATGTCACGGATAAAGTTGATCATGATTTCTCTGCCTGTCATATGTTCTTCTCCAACTTAGACAGTCGGTCACCCAACTCTCGTATCAGCACACGGGCTAGGGCTAGTTCTTCCATCAAGTGAAAATAATTAGGCATAGCGACACGCGTTTCATACACAGCAGGCTTGCTAATCTTTTCTTCCCGTGTAGTCTTACGCATAGCCCTGATGTACTCTTGCTTAATGCGAGATTCCATCTCTACACGGTTGAATTCTTCGTCTTCTGCGTCCATGGTTATTGCCTCTGTGTTGGTATACGGTTACGAATAGCCTCGCCTAGCTTCTCGATGTCCACGCATTCGTCGGCCAGCTTGGCGCACTCTTCACGCTCGATCATGATGGCGCGCTTGGTCGTCTCGATGGCCACCGCCATGATCTCTGCTTTAGCTATAGCCAGTTCACCATCAAACTCTTGTTGCGTGAAAAACTTCACATGTTCTTGGCCAAGTAATTGGCGCGCAAGTTGGCTTGTCTCTTTCATTAACTTCTCCAAATAAATAAATCGCAAATTACAGCTACTAAACCGATTACAAAAATAATGGCCATCAAAATTCCAAACTCGGATGGCTTCTTATGGAACGGCCCCTCGATCACTGGATTCTTTTCCACGTTACGTGGGAACACTTTGGTGGTTTGATTAAGCATGAGATTCCTCCTTTGCTTTGATGTTGCCAAGCGCAACCTGCTCTTTATACGCGAGTAGCACGTATTCGTCCATGGTGGTTTCAATGACTCTTTCAGTGCTCTCGTTGAGGTCACCGTAACGCATTACTTCACGCAAGCCGTACAGCTTGAACAGGTTTGCAAACTCGCGTGCGCGGTTCCACAGTCCATTGTTGTACAGGTCGTAGTACGCGTTCACAGCCTTGCGAAAACGCTCTAGGTGCATGTTCTTTGTGCGGCGGTAGGGTACAGCACCCACCATAGGAATAAGCGCCTGCAAAGCCTTAGATTCCTCGTTGTAGCGACCACGGTCGTCCCAGTATCGATTAGACATATTCAACCTCATAAAATTTAGAAATGATCTTGCCAAGCACATGCATTGGCTCGGTGTCGCTAGAGCCGTACTCAGACATGCGATCCATGAATTTGTCGCAGGCGCGAACAGCTTCTCTGAAGTCCTCTGTTGTGTTGAGAACCTGAGCTACGTTTAGGTTCAAGAAGTTGGCGGCATTGCTACTGCCCTTCATGTTGGTATACAGATCCCAGTCTTCAGCAGTTAGCTCAAGCCTGATGTGTTTTGATATGGTTACGTTTTTCATTTAATTCTCCCAAACGATTAAACAGCCTGCGTTTTCCCACTCGCAGTACAGGCCATGCTTTTTCATGATCTCTTCCAGCTTGGGGCTGGTGTTCTCGCCTTTCCAGCGGCCATCAGCGTAGGCGTAGTAGTCAGCCCACTTGTATGACTCTGGATCCTCAGCGCTGATCAGGAAGCGGCCTTCATAGTCGCTACGCTCAAACACTGGGCAACCCAGCTTCTTAAGTTCATTGAATGCTTTAATAAATGCGCGTTTCATGTGTGCTCCTTATGCATTTGCCGCGGCTTCTACCATCATCATTGCCCACTCTGCCTGCTCGTCTTCCAGTATGGCGACAGCATTCAAAATATCCGCTTTAATGTCTTTGTAGTAGCTATAGCTTTGGAATGATGATTTCATTTTTGAAGCAATCTTGCGTCCAATTTGAGAATCAACATCTGCTCTAAATACCCAATTCTGAGATGGAGATTTTTTGTCTGATCCCCATCCGTATTTGGTTACATGCAACAAGCCAACTGATTTGCCATCGACAAATACTTCTTTGTCACTTGATGCCCAAAATTTTTCAAACTTTACTTTCATGATGTGCTCCTGTTAATAATCTTCGCCAGCACGGGCTGGTTGTGCGCCCAGAAACTGGGGGTTGAATGAAGCGTCATGTTTCCATGACATCTCTTTTTGCATTTGTTCCCACTCTTTTACAGTGATCATTTTTACGGCAACTTCGTCCCAGCGGCTAAAGTGGTTGAAAGCTTCGCCGGCTTGCTTAATAGTCATTGGCAAAGTTGGCTTCCACATTTTTAAAGCACCTGCATAGGTGTCCATGCGGATCACGATCCATTCTTTGCGTGCGTTGGGGTTAGGTCCTCTCCTAGAAGAGTTTCTAACCACCGTGCCGTCTGATGTTGAGTACGCCATAGTGGTGCTCCTTATGCTGTTGGAGAAACTTTGATCACAGCGATAGACTCGCCGCGGAACTGCTCTGCTTGCTCGGCAGTGATACCGAAGTGAGCCAACAAGGCTTCCATGTCGATAGAACCTTTGCGGTTCTCGATGGTGACGCGTACACCGTACTTCTCACCGCGGTGCTTGCCTTCGCCTAATGTGTTGGCGATGCTGTCTTTGAGAGACTTGGTAGTTACCGTCATCTCTTTGATCTGGCGATCTAACACAGCAAGTGTGTCGATGTCGTTGGTGATGGACTCGACTGTTGCGAGGGCTTGGATCTGTGCTACTACTGTCATGATGATTTCCTTTAAGTTAAACCCGCTTTCTGTTGCGGTAAGGAATCATAACAAGAAATTAGGCTTTAGAACACCCTAAACAGACTATTTTCTAAGGAAAACCCTAATACGCCACCCTAGTTTTAATACTTGTGTTTTCAGTTTTGGTTTATGTACTCAATGACGTTCTCGATTGTTTTGTTCAAAGCGTCGATTTCGTCCATCTTTGCAATAGCCCATGCACGCTTCTCACCGTGCCAGCCCATCTTGCTACCCTGATGGCAGGATTTACAGAGGGCAACAACTGTGTATTGCCTGTGCTGTTTGACGTGGTGTGCGTCGCTTGGACCTTCCTGTTTGCACACTGAGCAAGGCATGAGCTTGACTAGCCCTACGTATGCCTTCTCTTTGTTTGACATGTTGTTATTCATCGTATTCCCACATGATGATTGGCGTAGATGGTCCCATGTATGCGCCCTCGATGTTGAATGAGATCCACTCTATGGCCTCCTCATCTGTCATGCCTTCGTCCATGAATATTTCCATGAGCTTCTGGCCGCTGTAGATGAGGGTTTCAACACGTTGGTTTTTTTGCCATACAGAGGCAATGCCGGCAATAGCTTTATCGTACTTCTCGCCTGTGATTTTTAAGAGCTCGTCTTCCATTACGCCACCGACCTATCCATGAGTCGATTAGACGCCTCCAGAGAGCGCCAGACCTCTACACGAGCTTGTGCTGACACCAACCCCCAGCGAAAGCCTTCTGCGACCTGTACGGCCTCTTTGAGGGCTTGTAGGTGCTCTTCGTAGGCAACGTCAGCATAGGCTTCCATTTCGGCCGTAGCGGCTGATCTACAGCCATTGGCTAGCGCCTCCTTCATGAGCTTGGACTTGAGGGTCTTGCGGTACTCTTCCATGTAGGTCAGTTCAGCCTTTGCTTGGGCGTACTTTTGTCCATGTGTGTAGATGTAATCGACTGCATCATTTATCTGTTTTTGGTTCATATCGTTCTCCAATAATTCTTAAATTTTCTAAGTGTCTGTGATAGCCAGCGATCTCGCCAGCTTCGTATCCAATGTCAAATGCATTGATTGCTAAGTTAACGGCGTTCTCTTCTACGCCTGCGCTTCTTAAAAGCGACACCAAGTCGTCTTTGGTCATAGTCCATACCTCGCTAATAAAGCCGCATCCGCCAGAGCTTGACCCTGACCCTTTTTATCCAACTCACGCCAGTGTGGCCACATTTGTATAGCCAACGACCGAGCCGCATCTTTGTCTTTGTTTGTCAAGTGTGCGCGCATCTTCCACATCTGTGGAGTTACGTAGGTCACAGGTATCTCAAACGCACCTAGTACGCCTGCAATGACGCCACAGGAATGTCCAAAGCTAAACATGCTCGATACGCCTTGCTTGGGCATAGCGTGCACTTGCTCGACGTATGCGTGTATCTCTCGATAGCTCTGGCCATAGCCGCGAAGCAGTGCCGCCAAAGCAACTGCGTTTACGCGGTTCTGGGATCCAATCTTCATGGTGGGCATCAAAGCCCACTCCACTGGGGTGTTATCTTCCAGCACGACTATTGCGCCAGAGATCCCCGGGTCAATTCCTATGCGTCTCATTTTTTTCCTTTAAGTTGTATCCAATCACACCTCTGCAAAACAAACTTCAGCGCTGGCTGAGGCTTGCCCTTCTTATCAACAATTTTGGGACAAGTTCCACTTTTTGGATCAAAGCGCTTGCACTCAAAGCATAGGCGCCTGTCGTCCTGCGGATCTGCGTCACGATCAAAAAGTTTGTCCGCCAGCTTCCAAGCTTCATCTTGAGACAACCCAGCATCCATAAATGCTTGGGTACGCTTGTTGTGCTTGGCTGTAGCGACTTCAATCTCTTCTTCAGTCACGCCTCAGCCCTAGCTTTAATCATTGCGTCAGCAACTTCATAAGCAAATTTTGCAAGTTCATCAGTTGGATATCTGATACCAGAGTTTTCTGACAACATGCCTTGCATAGCCTTGGCCGCAAAATAATCTTGAATCGTTATTCCCGTATGCGCAGGGTGAGCAATACTGTCGTCAAAAGCCTCACGGGTATCCAAACTGAATGGACGTGGAAAAGCTGGTGTAGCCATTTAATTTCTCCTTAAACCACAACATCGTGGTAATCACACTATAACAGTTTATTACTGTTTGTAAACAAAAAAAGGGGTCACCCCCCCTGTACTCCTTATTACCTTATTAACCCTTTCTTAATTCCTGTTTGACTGCTTTCTGGTGGACAGACTCAGCCCTCCCACAGGGGGCTAAGCCTTCACATGTTTCTGCTAACTGGAGCCACATGACCCGACAGCCGTTCGATGTTAGGGCGCTATCTTCGCCACCCATGCCTCTATCTCAACATCTATCCCGTAGTAGAGGTGTCCCTGTATCGCTACCGCCAGTGCGCGTCCGATACAGCGGTCGTCAAAATGCAAAAAGCCGTTACTACTGCACTGGGTCGTTCCCTCCTGTGAAGGAGGCCAATGCATGAGTAACGGCTTTCAACTGTTGTGAACGACTACAACAGATTGGATTATAAACACTAACCCCCAACAGGTGTCAATACCTCTCTACGTAAATCCATAACTTTTTTTACAACTGCCATCAAACCGCACTTATCGTGCAGGTCGTTAGCGTCGTATCCCACCTCATCAGCCATCGTCCAAGGCAGGCCAGTCTCGATAGCCGCCTTCTCGCCAGTCTTGCTCTCGTCGTTGTCTGCAAAGATGTAGCGATCACCTTTTACTTGGTCGGCCACTTGGACCATGTTAGATGCTGAGAAGCAAACCACCACCGCGGCGTTAGAACCAGTGCTACGCAGGGCTTTATGCAAGGATAGACCTGTGGCATACCCTTCGACAAACCACGTCTCTGACGCCTCTTTAGAGCCCATGATGAGCACAGCGTTCTTAGCGCGCATACCGTGGAGCATCTTCTTCTCATACTTGCGGTTTGGCTCATCCCAGTAGATCTCCTGAAAGCCCTGTAGTTTGCCAGTTATCACGTTGCGCATAGGTATCAATAACTTGCCGCCCATCACGTAGCCCTGCATGCCAGCAAACCCCTTGATCTCCAAGTAGGGATGCTCTTCCATCTTCGCTGTACGTAAAAGGATTTCCGCACGATCTGCGGCCATGTCGTATGAACGGTTTCTGTCAGCACTCAACATCTGACGCTTTGCCGCCCAATCAGCCTTTTCCATTTCAGTCCATGGTTTGACGTTTGGATCTTCGTACCAAATCACTCTGGCTTCTTCCGCCCAGTTCATCACCCAACCACGCTTGCCGTCGTAAAAGAATGCGCCGTTAGTTGACTTAGGTTTGTCTACCGTCCCACAGCGGCGGATCCGCTCAGATGGGTACAGGTTGTTTTGGTCAATCTCTACGCCATGGGCGCGTGCAAAGTTAATAAAGCTCATTTGCTTATCGCTTTCTTGTAAGCCATATTAAATTGTTTAATTTTGTTATGTACGTTGTTTGTAATTTCTACATTTGGCGCTGTGCTGAACTTCCATATCGGATCCTGACCCGTAATCTTTTTGTATAAGTGATACGCACGCCCTTGTTGGGTAGCGCTGGAACTGTGCTCCCTTGCGTACCTTACAACTTGATTCCAAAGGTGCTCAGCGTTATCGGCTAGTTTCTTTTTGTTCTTACCCTCACCAATAAAAATTTCCTGCATTTCGCCGGGCAACGCCATCTCCATTGCTTTCGCTGGCCTCTCATACCCACACCCCATACAGCGCTTGTAAAAGGGTTTGTAGCCGCACTTGGGGCAACCCTTTGACTCTTCTATATCCTCATCTTTGCGGATCTTCTTATCAAGCTTCTCACCGTCGTCGAGCTTCTCCAGACCATTAAAAAACACGTCAGTAAAGTCTTCAGCGAAGCGAACAATGTTGCCACTGAAATCCAATAGGAAACAATCCTTTTTGTTAGGATATGAGCGCAAGCCCCTGCCCCACATTTGGATGGCCGTAGACAACGACTTACGCAGGGGACGTGCATCGCATATACAACCCACGTCAGGCACGTCAAAACCCTTTGCAAGCGCCTCTACAGAAATCAAAACCCGTAGGTAACTATCTTCCTTGCGATACTCTTGTAACAGGTCTTCTCGCTCTTTGGCGTTGGTGTCTGAAGTAAAGACCGCGGCCATCACGCCTTGATCAATAAATTGTCTGGCTAACTCTTCGCAGTGCTTGATCGTTGCGCCAAACACAATCGTCTTGCGGTTCTCAGCAAACTTCACCCACTCTTGGACAACGTCACCCACAATGCCCATCTCGCGCTCTTCAGCGGCCTTGTCTGTCCACTCACCGCCTGCGGTAGCCGCGCCTGTCATGTCGGGTTTTGTACAGGAGAAAATCCGCATAGGCACCAACACACCTGACTGGGTCAGATCGTGCATCGTGGTAGCGTTTATGAGGTTTGTAAATATCTTTCCAAGACCATTGGAGAAGGGCGTAGCAGATAAGCCAATGATGGCCGCACCACTCTCCAATGCATAGTCAGTCCAGACCTTGTACTGCGTATGAGCTTCGTCTACCACCAGAACGTCCAACTGTGGCCAAAACTCCCGTTTAGCAATAGTCTGCGCCGACGCTATTTGCAACAGCATCTCTGGTTGCCGACGCCAATGGTTGGCTTGAATAATTCCGTGTTCTGTTAACCCGTAATCCTCTGCCACCGTAGAAGTTTGATTGATTAAAGTAGTACGGTCACACAGGAATACTGCACGCTTACCCTTTTGCATGGCTTCATTACAGATTCGTAATCCAAGGTAAGTCTTGCCAGCACCCGTGGGCGCCATGATCAATTGTCGTTTGTGGCCGTTTCTGAAACCCTGACGTAGGGCTTCATGCGCGGATAGTTGGAATGGTCGTGGTGTTGGAAAGGTTGTTCCATCATCACACCTACTTGGTGCTAGGACTGCATTCATTTTTGTGCTTTATAAAATTTATCGAGTTGTACTTGTTGCTTCTTGCAAAGCTTAATGCATTCGTTTTTCTCGCGCATGAGAGCCGCGTTACGGACTTCAAGTTGAACGTTTAAATATCTAAGTTTTTTGTTTTCCGCCCAGACTTCAGCCATCTTTTCGTCTGCGTCTAAAAAGTTAGCTACGGCCTGTAAATCTGCTTGTATAGACTTTTCGTTAGCCTCAAGCTCTTGGTCACTAGGTATGTTGCCGTCCAACATAGATGGCCTTGGCTCTGGTGGCTCAGTAATGGCTTTTCCTTGTTGTTCTTTGGGCAACTTGGCAATCTGGGCACCACGCTTAACGCTAATTGTGCCCTTGCGTACAGCATCAATAACCGCTTCACCACCCTTGGTAAGAACTGCTTTAGCCTGCTCCATAGTTCTAGCGCTTACCTTAGCTTCTTCGGCTAATTCCTTGGTTGTTTTTAATTCCGCACCCGGTGCGGTATTAGAGGGTTTACCCACGGGTCGCCATAGTCGTATGGTGGCGTATGAAATTGCCTCCTGCCCCTTGGTTAGGTGCCTGCGATTACCGTTTAAGGCTCTCACAAAAGTAATTGGATCAATCCAATCATCAAGTTCAACCTCTGGGCATGGCATACCAAGCTCATTGGCAATGCTGTATCGATGCCAGCCATCAATCACTTTGTCTTCAAAGATCACAATTGGCACCTGCACACCAATGTCTTCTATGCTGTCTCTCATCTCTTGCACTTTGTCTTCTGGTATGGGCGGAAATGCCTTACTCAGTTCATGCTGTTCTCTCATTTTTTTTCTCCAGTAAAAAAGCCCTAGGCGAGACTCTCATTCTTGTGGAATGTTGGCGGACACCGAGTAGGTGCAGAGTCCCGTCTAGGGCTTACTCTAAAACGCCGCCAAGCGTTCAAAAACTATATCACGAAAACAAATCTGGCCGCAATTCTTTTTTAGTTATTAAGCCTTGTGTTGCATCTTCAATCTTCACACACAGCAAAGGAGACGGACGCTTACGCCCCGTCATGATCAAGAAGAGCCACGTAGGTGTGATGCCAAGGTGCTCGGCCATCTCCAGCTTTGCCCCCCTTGGCTCTGTAGAAAAGTATTCCGTCAGAGTCATGTTTATTTTTTCCTGTTTTCTGTACACGTCCTCATGGATATGTACACTTTTTGCCATTTTTTGAGCATATGGGTGTTGATAGCACGCCTCACATAAAGCAGTGTTCCGTACCCGCACAACACAAATTAGTAAAAGCACGGAAGGCGCTAACCCTTTTACGTACTACCAACAAATGCATTCTACGATAACTACTTGTTAAAAAGCAATTGACACCTCGCAATAATTTTGTGTTATAGTTGCCGTGCGGTATGTACCGTTTAAGGAGTTTTACATGAGTTTTATAGTAGAAGATAAAGGTAATTTTGAATCAGTCCCGTCTGGGATGCACCTTGCAAGATGTTACCGAATCATTGATCTCGGAACGCAAAAATCGGAGTACATGGGTCAAGTCAAGTACCTCCACAAGATCATGTTGGGCTGGGAAATCCACGGCACCAATGATGATGGAACCCCCCTCAAAATGCGTGATGGTCGCCCATTCGCCATATTCAAGAACTACACGTTATCGTGGTCTGAGAAGGCTACTTTGCGTGGTGACTTGCAATCATGGCGCGGTAAGCCCTTCACACAGGAAGAGATGCGTCGCTTTGACCTCAAGACCGTGCTCAACGCATGGTGCATGCTGAACGTAATCGAGCGCGCAGGCCAAGACGGAAAGATGTATGTCAACGTTTCTGGCGTAACACCAGTTCCTTCCATGATCAAGAAGAACGGCTTGCCTGAAGCGATCAACAAGAACGAACTGTTTAACCTGACTGATCCAGACATGGTGATGTTTGAGACGTTCAGCGAAAACCTCAAGAAGAAGATTCAGTCTTCACCTGAGTGGGAGAAGCTGAACAAGAAGACAAAGACTGTAGACGACATCGCTCCAAAGGCGCCTGCCACGAGCTTTGATGAGGATGAAGACATCCCTTTTTAAGAAGGGGGCTGTTGGACAAACACTCACATCACGGCATGATAGTTCAATGCTTGCGCGATCATGGCCCCCTTGGAAAAGACGGTATAGCGCGCAAGCTTGGTCTTCGTGTAAATCAATGTTCTCGTGCTTTGCCAGTGCTTGAGCGTGATGGTTTTATTGAACAGACTGGCGGATACGTCACATCTGATTCAAATAGATATGAACGTGAATGGAGGGCTTGCTATGAACCGCGACTTATTTGATGACGATGAACCAATGAATTTTGGTTCTGTAGCCTACAGCAGAGGCACGGACGCAATAACTAGCCACATAGCAGGCGCACTGGTAGACACAAATAAGCTGGAGAGTTTGGTTTATGAAGTTGTCAAAAGATATCCAAAAGGATGCATCTTGGACGAAGTCATATCTGCTCTTCCGCATATACGTGAACACAGCATACAACCTCGTTTTGCACCATTGATTCGAAAAGGGTTTTTGGTGGATACAGGTCAAAAACGATTTGGTCGCGCAGGGCGGCTACAACGTATTGTTAAAGCAAAGGAAATTTTATGAAATACATAGCACTCTTGGCGGTGGTGCTTGCTGGTTGCGGTTCAGGAAATCGCACTGGCAACCCCTACCCTTCACAACAACTAATCATCGATCGGCAAGTCTCAGCGATGACCCGAAACGAAGTTATCAATGCCATCCATGACTGCCAAGATAACAATCTTCGCGCCGTTATGGTGACTGGTAAAAAAAACACAAACGGCCACATCACAGATGTAATTACAGAGGTTACGTGCGCGCCTCGGTATAAATTCTAGGAGAACACTATGAAGATTGCAACCATCACAAAAACAAACGATGGAGAAATAGAAGTTAAATTCTCAAAGGAATTTAAATATGACGTTGATTTCCATCTTGTAATTAAAGATGTTATGAAGACTCAAGAAATTTTGCGAGAGCAATTATTAGAAATTTTAAAAACAAGGATTGAACAAAGATGACAACAATAATTGCACGATCCGCTGAGTCGGTTCATTGGTACGGCCAAGATGGCTCACCCCAGTACACCGTCAAAGCAAAGGATGGCTCAGACCGTCCTACAACCCTCAGAGACGCACGTAAGTTCAACTTGGTACCTTCGGTTACCACCATCCTAAAAGTCTCTGCAAAGCCTGCATTAGACGTCTGGAAGAACGAACAGTTGCTACTAGCGGCGCTGACCTTACCCAAAGTAGATGGGGAGACAGAGAAAGAGTTCATTGCACGCGTTGTGGCGGACTCCAAGGAAACAGGTAAACGTGCCGCAGAAGCAGGTACCCGTATCCATGAGGAAGTTGAAAGCCACTTTGCTGGCAAGAAGTCTACGCGTGGCATCAAGGTAGAAGAGTCTTTGTTTGATCACTTCAAGCTGGATCCATTCCAGCCTTGGTTGGTTGAGCGCTCATTCTCTAGCCCACTAGGGTTTGGCGGCAAGGTGGACTTGTACTGCAAGCCTGACAAGGTCGCCCCCTACGGCATAGTGGCTGACATCAAGACCAAAGACTTTGCGCCTGATGACAAGGTAGAAGCCTATGACGAGCACCTGATGCAACTCTCAGCCTACCGCTATGGATTGGGCATCCCTGATGCACGCTGTGCAAACGTGTTTGTATCGCGCACGCATGAAGGGTTAGTCAAGATCGTAGAGTGGTCTGAAGAAGACCTAAAACGCGGCTGGGAGATGTTCCAACATCTACTCAACTATTGGATCCTTAAAAACAAATTTGGAGCTTGATATGAAAAGAATTATTGTTGACATGTCAAAAGGTGAGTTGGACTTTATACGTGAAGCGTTAAAAACTAAACACATAAATCTTATGAGCTATCTTGATACGTGTGAAGAAAATGCAAACCCAAAACCAAGTTGGGAAAAAGTTGCTGAAATAGTAGAGGCGGAATTTGACAAAGAATTGGCCAAACTTACTGGTAAGAAATATGATTTTTCCGACGAGCCTGTAAAAGAACCAGCACCATACGGTTTGAAAAAAGACGGCACACCTAAAAAGAAATCAGGACGCCCAACAAAGGAGTTCTTCTAATGACACCAGAACGCATCAATGAGATCTTCCGTGGTCTTAACCTAGAAGAGAACCATAACTTCCTTGAGGAGGATCTAAAGCAGATCGCAGAAGCCTATGCAGAGGAAGGCGCCAGACAAGAGCGCGCAGGCTGTTTAGAGGTGGTTACAAGCCTTAACCGAGTGGTCGGTGAGAAGCTGGCTGAGGTACGCGGTAAATAAAAAAAGACCCCCTACCAACACGGTAGGGGGCTCAAGAAAGGCAACTGCTTGCCTTCACGGGTGGAGACACACCAGTGATTAGTCTAGGCCAAACACGTTTCTGTTAGCAAAAGGAGTTTTGCCGTGCATGGCTTCAAGATATCTCTTTTTAGCTTCTGGATCGTTTTGTAACGCCAAGAAAGCTGGAATCAATGTAGCTGGCGCCGCTAATGTTGTAGCCGCTCCAGTTCCAACAAATGGCATAGCTGTACCTGCCGCAGTACCAGCCGCAGATAGGCCAGCCTGTATTGGCTTTTTCTCTTGTATTTTGTTGTATACGTCAGCAACACCCTGTGCAAGGTTAGCGCCAGTTAAACCGCCAATTGCTGGGTACTTCAAATAAGGCGTATAGTTTTTTGCAAAATTTGCTAAGCCACCCATAATGGTTGGAGTTTCAGCTACCGGAACTACTGGAGGAATTGGCACATTAGGCGTGCCACCAAACCTAGGCGAAGGACCTCTGCCAGCGCTCTCAGGAATAAATAAATTAGCACGACTTGGATCAGGACGCATCTCTGGTGCAATCGATCTAATCTTGTCTTCTGCGGCCATAGCGGCACGCTTCATTTGGTGAGCTTCTGCTTGATCTCTGGCACCAATTCCAACGTCTGTATAACGCCCCTGAGCGTCTTGTGAACCTACCCAGTTCTGTGTCATTCGGCCACCAGCAGGCTCACCCGTTAAAGGGCCTTGTGCAGGCGGTAAATTGGCGGCGTTGGCTTTACCCTTCAGAACAATATCTAACGCTTCAGCAGGCGATTTACCAGCCTTTAAAGCGGCCACAACTTCTGGGTAAGAGGCAAGCGCTCTAGCCGCGTCGTACTTCATGCGTAGACGGGCGGCAGTCGCGCCAGCACCAGCACCCATGGTAGTGCCAGTTACACCACCAGCAATACCAGAAACTGTTCTTGGTATCCTTTGCTCAGAAAGTTTTGGAGGCTCAATTTCACTACCAACTTCAGTTACTTCTTCTTCAGAAGGATTGCCTGCTTCCACTTCTTGCGCAGGGGTTTGAGTCAATGTTACTTTTGGTAATTCACCACCATAGATATCACTAATCTTAACTATGTGATCAATAGTCTCATCTTTTAAAACATTTAAATCGCCAGACTCATAAAACTTGTTGCGTGTCTCTGTGCTTGCGTTGTATCCAGCTAAAACCTTGTATGGGTCATTGCCAATCTTTGGGTTAGAAACCAATTCTTTTAACAAAGATATACCACCACGGATGTTTTGATCCATGTCTTTGGCGTCTACACCCAAGCCCTTAGCGGTATCAGGCATCAATTGCATGACACCATAAGCGCCTCTTTTTGAGGTCAAGCTTGGATTAAAACCGCTTTCTTGCATAACCATTGGCAAAACAAAATCAGGGTTTAATCCTTGACGTTTTGCTTCCTCACCAACTTTAATGGCAATTTCTAATTGAGCATCGGTAAGCTTGGATAAATCCATAATTGATCCTTATGGCTGACGATTTCTTTGACGTTCAGCTTGTATTGCTCTAGCGCGATCAAGAGTGCTACCGCCACCAGTTGCAGGACGTGCAGAGGCAGGTGCAGTTGTAGTGGCCGCTGGGGGATTAGCAGGCGGCATAGTAGTAGCCGTTGGAGCACTTTGAGGAGTTTGTGTGTTTGTCGGTCTATACCAGCTTGGCATCACATTTAAAGCATTACTTCTTGCTAATTGATCTGCTTCATCTCTATACCTGTTTTCCATGGCGCGAGATTCATTGCTAGACAAAATCTTACGTGCAGGAATGTTGCTATCAACCCGCAGGCTATGCCTATCAATTTCATGCTTGGCTTGCAATCCCATTTGATCCAAGATGCCAACAAAGCCAGCTTGCGAGTTAGCAAGATTTGGTGATTGAAGACTATTCAAAGTCTGCAATGCGTCAGTTGGGTTTACGTTAGAACCACGCAAATTAACTTCAAGTCTAGCAATTCCTTTAATAAGCTTATCAGCTTTTTGACGTGTTTCGTAATCAGCATTCTTTAATGAGTCAGCCGCCGCGGCAACCATACCCTCAACAGCCCTGCTGACGTTACCCTGATTTTGATCAAGGAAAGACCTAAACATAGATATTGCATCGCCATTTTTATACAAAGAAAACAATGGGGAAAGTTTTGGTTCAATAGCCAATGTACGAAGGTAAGTTAAATCGTTTAGCAAGTTATCCGAAGAACGGGCAGTAAAAGCAGACTTTTGCTCTTCGTCCATACCTTTAGTAGCCAACTCACTGTTGTAATTTCCAAGAAGGGCAAGCTTTGCAGAAGTGCCCATTGCATTCCATTTATCAGCATCGACATCTTTAGGTCTAGCCGCATCAAGTTTGGCTAAGGATTGTTGCATTTGCTCAGAAGATTGATTGACAGCAGTTCCGCTAAATGCAGGATCTTTCAATACAAGTGTAGGAAGCTTTGCGGCGGCTTCTTGAGCCGCAATTTGCGTTTGTGTTTCTGTACCGCGTGTTGTTGTTCCTAAGTTAAATGCATCCAAAGCGGCTTTTAAAGAATCTGCATAGTCATTTTGGCCAGCGGCTCTAAGACGACCAATCGCTCCAGATATTTGGTTTACGTTTTCTGGAGTAATAACAGTTTTTAAGTTTTTAGTAGAAGTTAATTTTCTACCAGCATCTGGACCAAGACCAAGAACTTCAGCGACCATGTTTGCGCCACGCTCGTTCTTTTTCATCAATGATTCCATCTGAGCAAGCTTGGCACGCTCTACAGCAATAGTAGGCGCAAGAGCACGCTGTTGCTCTACGTTCTCACCCATGGCATTAAAAGCAGAACCTAAAGACGCACCAAAACCACCCAATTTGGGTTCTAAAAATCCAGCAGATACTTTGAACCAGTTAGGTTGCGCATAACGCGCCTCAAGCGTATCTAATGCCTTGTTACGGGCATCCATAATGTCTTGCTGTTCTTCTGGTGGAAGGTCTGCGGTACTTAATATTGATTCTTTTGGAACGTCAAAATTTAAAGCGCCGACACCAGTAACTGTTTTTACCTTGTCATTCATAATTTATTCCTTATGTAGCGTTTTCATCGGTAATAGTATTTGGCACAGTTCCGCCATACGTTGGATCAAATACGCTTTCTCCACCACCGCCAACTTGACCAGAAGTTAATCCAGATCCATCATTGCTTGCAGGATTATTTCCAACAAGCTTATCGTATGCAGTACCTAAACCTGTTATCAAGCTTTGGTAAGGCATAGAGTTCGCAATAGGATTGCCGTTCTTGTCGTACTGAGGAGTAAAGAATCCAGCAGTACCAGTTGCAACTCCACCGATTGCAGACAATGGAGACATCTGCGCAGTAGTCTTGGTAGTTGTTGGCACGCTGTAGCCACGCAACATGCCAGACAATGTTGACAAGTTGTTCAATGGAAACAGTTGCTGGTTTTGAGCAATAGTCTGTTGTTGGCCACCCAAGGTAGACAACGCATTGATATCAGCCAAGCTCAAGCCTTGCTGTTGTGCCGCCAATGCACTTTGCGCTTGGCCTGCTTGAGTTAGGTTCTGTTGACCAGAGGATGCTAGTTGACCCGCTGTGCTACCCATCTGGGCTTGCAGTGCGTTCTGCTGTCCTGCGGCACCCAATGCAGTGTTGTAGCCAGCATTCAACGCTTGGTACTGTTGATTCAAGATGTCACGGTCAGCATTTGATATGGTTTGACCAAGCACCTGAGCACCACGCTGTGAACCAAACTGTCCACTACCCACAGCACCAGCGGTTGCGCGTGGAGCTAAGTTCTGTTGTATGTTGCGTTGACCAGCATCACCTAAAGCATTCACCACGTTAGTGATATATGGGCTCATGTACTGGGAGGCCAATTGAGAAGGATCTGTACCCGCCGTCTGCAAGTAAGGCGTGGCCGAACTAAGTGGTGACGCAGAACCTGCCGCGGCACCCAATGTCTGACCAGCCGCTTGTAGCGTTGGCTGATAAGTTTGTGGAACGCCCTCAACAGCTTCAAAAGCTTTTTGTTGCAGGGGTTGAGCACCGACGTACTGCGCGCCAGTTGCCGCTGTAGTGCCTGCACCAGCTAGGTTGCTCAGATAATTGGTATAAAAATCTGGTGCAACCGTCTGTTGACTTTGTGAACTTTCTAGTAGGTTTGCCATGTTTAACCTTTCACCATCTTGAGATAGTCAAGAGGGGATTTTGCCTTTGGTGGAATTTTACTCGTGGGAGCCGATCTTTTGTGCGCTCTAATCTCTTGGCGCATTGCATCTAACAATTTAGCGCCTGCCTTGTTGTCACCGCGTCCAATCGCAGTCACAAAGCTTGCAGGGAATACATACTCACCGTCAGCGATCTTGGCAGGCACAACCGTACCACCCTCTGCTGATTGCTTGTGTGGGATTTGGCGGCGGAACTTCTCTAGGGCTTCAGCGCCAGCTTTGCTAGAACCGTCACCAAGAGCCGCAACTAGGTCGGCGTCAGCTACATAGTCACCGTCGTGAAGCATGGCTGGAATGTCGTCTGATTGGCCTGTACCCTTACCTTGTGCGTAGTAGCCAGTCAATCCTGTTACAAACTCAGGGTTGTGACCTTTTGGAGCCGCATCGGTGTACTTGGATGGCAAAGCGCCACCAGCCGATAAATGGGGCTGTTTGCTACCTATACCGCTGAAGATGTGCTTGAGAGCACCAAGACGCGACTGTTGGGCAGTTGTTGGTACTGGTGCCGCAGGCAACAAATTAGGCGTGACATTCTTTATGGGAAGGTCAGTGAAATATGAGCTAGTTGAGCCACCTGTAGCCATAAGTTTTGTTGTACTTAGTTGTGGATCAATTGTGTTTGATGCAGTAATGTCTGGAGCAATTCCACGCAGTCTTAGCTGTTCTGCCAGCCTAGGATCCAAAGAATCAAACAGTTGTTTTAACTCATAAGGATTCTCAGCCTCAGTGCCAGCATTTGGATTTGCAATGTTGTACCCAAGATACTGGGGGGCGCTAGACAGTTCTGGATCTTTGAGTAATTGGCTCAAAGATGTAGGCGTAGTAGTCTGACCTGTACCTGTAGTACCTGTTGTGCCATCTGATGAATTTAATAAATTATTAGTGGCGTATGTCAGTCCAGCTTTGATGTCTTTTTCTTTAAGAGGATCGTATGCCTCTGGCGCAACGTCAGAGGGTGGTGGAAGCACTGACCCAGTATCCAAAGGCGATTGCGTGTTGGATAAGCCAGTTAGATCAGCATTCTCTTTTACGCTACCTAGGTTAGTACCAGACGTGTTGTCTAAAGGGGCTTGTAATCCGCCATTTGGATCGGCTATGTACTTACCAGTTTCTTCATCAAAGTAGCCTGAACCAGTCTCCGTTGTGGGTGTAGATAGCGGAAAGTCCATCTTGATGGATGGATCTGCCGCCAACACATCCTGCTCAGTTGGGCTAGGTGCATTCTCGTAAGAAGCTTCTGCGTTCTTTTGCGACCAGTCTGCAAGTCCAGCATCAGATATTTCTTTTGCGCCTGAACTAAGGCCGCCACTGATTACGCCGCTTGTTAGTGCTTGGTCTAATGGCCTGCCTTTTAAAACTCCACTTGTAGTGCTTCCAGCAACATTGCCTGCAAAACCAGAGCCTGTTTCAGCACCTACATTGCCACCGACTTCACCAGCAATTTGGCTAATAACATAAGCTTTAGCGGCGTCTTCAAGATTACCGCCTTTGTCTATTACGTTTGCCGCTTGCACATAGGGCGCTAGAGGAGGTGCGGCAAGAGAAACAACGGTTGTCCATCCGCCGGGCACTACTTTGTTGACTGTGTCATCAACATCAGCCAACACATCTGAAGTGCTATTAACAAATTTTTGACCTTCATCAAGAACTTCATCAACAATAGGAATACCAGTACCACCACCTTGTGGCTGAATCTTTCTATCTCCAACGTGGCGAAACGCCCTAATTGGGAGGTCTGGTATGCCTAATAAAGCAAGACTATTTCTCATATATTTGCCTTCCAGTTGTACTGTGGTAGGTCAGATGCTTCGACGTTTAATCCAACGCGCTTCATCAGTTCCACAATACCTTGGTTATCTGCCTTTCCGTAAACGGTCTTAATTCCTAGCTCTCTACCGCGCCTAACAAATCCAATTACAGACTTTGCTAACGTCATAGGGCTATCTTCTGTAAACAAATGGATCTCTGCTGAGGTTGGGTCAACCTTACGCACCAAGAGAACAGAATTGTTTTCTTGCATCAAAACGCCAGAATTGTTTTTAGTCATTTCACGAATAGAAAGCAAAGCCTTAGCTGGGTCAATGTTTCTTTTGACCGCGTCTGCCGTGATGATTTCTGATGCTTTCATTGCATGCCTTCTATGTTTGTAAATTCATGATGCCGACCATTTGTTCAGCCCATTCTTGCCATGTTTGAAATAGTCTTTGGTCAGGGATTGCAGATTGTCCAAAGTAGCCTATACCGTTAATACCGTCTACCCAATCCCTCCAGCGGTCTTCTTCCACCGTACCAATGTCGTTTGACGAAAACAGTTCCGCCATCAACTTGCAATACAGTGGCCATTCCATGCCGCGTGGATCGTAGGTAACCATTATGGATTGCCCGTTCCGCGCACGTCGCCTGTATCGAGGCTCAAGAGCACTTTACCCATGAAATAGTTTCCGTTGTAGGTGTTTGATCCAAAACGCAAACGCATCTCACGGCGCTGTTCACGCATGTCTACCTTCAGGGTGTCAACTTCAAAGTAGTAAGGGTCAGATGGATTGTCGATGTCATCAGCGTAGCCCTTACCAGTGACGACAAGGTACATCTGCTCAGATTGCACAAAGTCAGGCTCAACACGCTCACAGCGCGTCCAGACATTGTCACCCGGTTGTGCTGTCGTGCCCACCAATCCCGCATACGTACCCAACGCAGGCGTCTCAAAGTACGAATCTATAGCATCCACAAAGTTCAAGTAGATCTGGTTAACGCCTGTCTCGTGTTGCCACAGGGTATAGGTGTTCACGTTGTTCACCTCGTTGCCAGCCCAGATAGGTTGGCGGAAAACTTCGGAGAAAGTGCCAGCGGAGCGGTACGCGCCCGGCGCCTGCCCCGCGTCGTACCAAACCTTTTCACGCACGTTGTAGATCACCGCATCATTGCACTCAGTCGCATCACCGCGTGGGTAGAAGAACCATATCTCACCCCAGCGTGGCACCTTAGTCACCCACACCTTTTGGCGCTGTACGTAGTTCAAGTTATCAAAGAACCAGTTCATGTTCTGTGTATTGGGGACTTCTTGTACAACACCGTTGTACATCAAGAAGCGATCAGTTCCAGCCCAATAGAAGATGCCGTCATACTCAATCACGCATGACGAAGACATGATCGAGCTTTGGCTAGAAATCAGGTCATACTTCCAGAAGTAATCGATACCACCCACAGTAGACGGTGAGTAGGTGACCCGCACCACGGAATCTAGCGTCCAGAATAGGCCAGCAGGCGACGTTGTACCGCCACGCAAGGGTAGCCCTTTGACTACCTTACCAGTCGATACAGACGTCTCGTTGGCGTCCGCAGACACCCAGTCATTGAAGTTGCCTGCTGAACTGTTTTTAATCAATCCATAGTTGCCGTAGACAAACAGGTAAGGGTGAAGCATCACCACGCCACCAGACACTGATACGTTAGCGTCAAATGTCAGAGTAGCGTAGACGTTGAATGTCAGACCAGTAGTTGTGCCTGCGGTAGTTGTGATGGCTGTGCCACCCAATGTTGCAGACAAAGTAAACGTGCTGGTTGTGTTGGTAGCAATTACATAGTAAGTTCCAGCCGCAATACCTGTGGCCGTGCCTGTAAGAGTTCCTGCAACAACAACGGTTTGTCCAACTGCAATATTTGTAGTGGCGGTGCATGAAAACTGACCAGCAGTACCAGTGACCGCTACGGCGGCCAATGCGGCGGCTGGTGTGGATGCTGTTGCGTTGGCGCTTAAAACAACCGTCCAGACAGTTGAAACAGTAGAAGCCGATACAACAGTGGTTCCCGATGGAATGCCAGTACCAGAGACGCTTACGCCAGCACCCATAGCCACGTTAGTAGCTGGAAATGTTGTAGTGGCTGAACCGCTGGTAGTGATAGCGTTGGCAGTAAAAACGCCTACAGGAGCCAAGGTGGTGTTGGGGAACTGACCATACAAAGGGCGAGTGTTCTCAATGCTGTCAATGTTGGTGAGGTTTTGACCGGGATGAGCAATCAGGTTATTTACCCCTGCACCAGTCGAGTCATATCCAATATCAAACTGCCACAAGTTGTTATCACTTGCAGTAAACCCAGTCATCGTAAAGTCAGTGGGGCCAGATCCGATACCGTCATCGTTGTCTGTCGTCCATTGTTGAAGCTTGTTGTTTGTTCCAGAGATGACGTAGTTCAAGCCATTGGTAGAACTCATGGTCATGCCACGAGATATACCAGATGCGTTCAAGAAGATGCCGCGGTAGCCAGCCATCTTGCGGGGTAGGCCGTTTTGAAAGCGTACCCACTGCCCATCCATGTAGGACGGGGCGTTGAAGATGGTGCCGTCGCGCTGGATGCCCGGTTTGATTTGGAGCGCAACAACCTTCGCCGTCATGTAAACGTACCCCCAGCAATACCGTTAGGCACCGCCAAACCAGTTGATGACAATGTCATCCGATTTGAACCACTCGTAGAAAATCCTAACTGCCCACTAGCGGCCAAGTACAAACCAGTTGTCGTATCGCTAGTAAACGCCAATGATGGCGCCGCGGCAGAGCCTGCACCTAACTTCAAAGCAGAGATCGTGCTTGATGTAGATGTCTGTGCGTTATATACGTTTGTTCCATCACAAATCGCAATAATCGTTTCATTTGAAGGCAGGACAACAGTGGTAGCGCCTACAGCAGTTGTTTTAAATGTCAGTGTAAATGCGCCTGTAGTCTTGTTTTGCAAAGAATACAGTTGAACTGTAGATGGAAGAACCACAATACAGTTTGACGTCAGAGTGCCTGTGTACTCTTGTATGGTGCTAGACGCCTCAACCACAGTCAAAGTTACCGTACCGCCAGTAACTACCTTATTTAGCTGGGTATAGACAAATGTGGCTGATTGGCCATAGCCGTATGAGTTGTAGCCTGTTGTTCCGTTTGAGACAAGGACAAACGATTCTGCTAGTTGAAGTTGCGCTTGGGAATTTCCATCAATCGTATCGCTACCAGCGGGATAGACAGTCAAGATGCCCGTACCGTTGTTGCGGATCATTACAAACCAGTTGTTTCCAACGCTTGCCGCGGTTGGCAGTGTCATGCTTCCTGCGCCACTTTGCCATACAAGGAAAGATGCTCTATCTACGTTGGTTAACGTGTAGTTAGAGTAAACGCTTGTTAATGGGTAAGACTGGTTTAGCGTTGTGCTAGTTGCAACCAATCCATATCCAGCCAAATCAGCGGCATTTGCGGAGGAGGTGCCAGCGCCAAAGGTGACCGATGACCAAGTGCCTGCGATCGTGGTGTTGTTAGTCACATAGACATATTGAGCCACACCAGAGGCCACAGAAACAATGGTTGCCAAAGTAGTGTTCTTGACAACCGTAAATGAATAAGAACCAGTATTTCGGATCAACGCACTTTGACCATCTGACACCTGAGTTGCAGGCGGCATGATCAGCTTAAAGCCTGCGGCGGATGCTGAAACCTCAATGATGTTAGCTACAACGTCAGAAGTGTTGCCATTGATTGGCCACTGTAATTCTGTGTCTGCGGTCAGCGAGATGTATTCATAACCCACTTGTGATGGGTTAATCGTCTGTCCTGTGTAGGGATTGGTGTATGTTGTCATGTTAAGAGTCCACGGCTATAGCTGAACGATCACCAACACGAGCGACGTCTTCCGTCTTCAGTGCGGTAATGGCTTCGGTGTATTTTTGCTGAAATATCGCACGCGCATCGTTCTTTAAGAACGGCATCGCCTGCAACAGGGTTCCGTACAGCATCGCATTGGGTGCGTACTGGGTAAGCCAGTTGGTCTGGTTTGTCGAGCTTAAAGGCGCTATACGCTCGTAGTACAGCACCTCAAAGGTGTATGCCTGATCTGGCGTAGGAGCCAAGTACCAGTGTTCATAATCGGTGTCTGCGTAATACTTAGGCAAGCCTGTTTCGGTGACGGTTGGCCAATAATTCTTGAGGTACTCAAACTTGCGCAAAAAGACGGGTTCCATAGTCGTGCCGTTATTGACACTCATAGATACAGTTTTGCGCCAGCGTGCAGGCTTAGCCAATGTAGGCTCGTCTGGTGTAACTGTAGAGTTAGCCACCGTCAGTTGGCCTAGTGTCTTAATTTCTTGCGCGATTTCAAACTCGCACAAAGTGATGAATGTGGGGATAGCGGCGACAACGGCGGCGTCACTACGCTCAAGGTACTGAAGCACCGTGCTCGTCAGTGAGTCGTATGTCATCACCCATGATGGTGTCGTTGCCATATTTGCCCTTTATATATACCTTATTGTCCCATTACCTGAAGATGGCGGCAACCCTATGACAGGAAAATCGCACGCTCATCTTTGCGGCGGTTCTCTAACCCTTTGAGGATCTTTCCACCAGCCTTGCAATACTTCAACAACTCTTCTGCCGCGCCTTCCATATCCCCGCGCAGAACCTTTTGACGGAGGGTTGAGCGCTGTAGTGTTCCCAGACCAACATTGAAACTAAAAGATATGAGAGCATCGTACTGACCCTGAGTGAGGGGAACAGGACAGAACTGAACCACACCTCGCTCAAA